TACATGGGGTTACTATCAAGTACTATATGATGTAAACGGTTGTAAAGTAAAAGAGCTTACTATAGAACCGGGACAATCATTAAGCATGCAACGGCATTTAAAACGTCACGAATTTTGGCACGTTGCTGAAGGACAATGCGTATTAGAACAGCAGTTGACGAGCGGCTACGCATTGCCTATGCTAACATTAACACAACATTCTCAGGTAGTAATACCTTTGGGCAATTGGCATAAAATACATAATCCGTTCGAAGCGGTTTGTCGTATTGTGGAAATACAATACGGTACAGAATGTATAGAAGAAGATATAGAGAGAAAACAATGAAAATAGTTGTAACTGGCGGAAGTGGATTAGTCGGTGCCAATTTAAAAAAATATATTTCAGACGCAATATATTTGTCATCGGCAGATTATGACTTAACTTGCGAACAACATGTAATCAACATGTATAAAGAATTAGAACCAGATTGTATTATTCACCTTGCCGCTAAAGTTGGCGGAATCATTGATAACATTAATAATCCAGCACCGTACTTTACTGAAAATATACTGATGAATACATTATTAGTAAAATACGCCCATGCGTATAATGTAAAGAAATTCATTGGAGTATTAAGCACTTGCATTTATCCGGATGTAGTTGAGACATACCCACTCGACGAAAACATGCTACATTTAGGGCCGCCTACTCCTACTAATTTTTCATACGGTTATGCAAAGCGATGTTTAGGAGTACAAATTGATGCGTACAATACACAATACAACACACAATATAGCTATCTTATTCCGTGTAATCTTTTTGGAGAAGGAGACAAGCATGGCAATAACAGTCATTTTGTAACAGCCTTAATTAAAAAGATATGGCAAGCTAAACAAAATAATGATAACTCTATTACTTTATTCGGAGATGGTACACCGTTAAGACAATTTATGCATGTTGATGATTTTTGTAATGTTATTAAATTTGTAATAGATAATAATATTACTGAAAGTTTTAATGTTGCCACAAACGAAACATTAACTATAAAAGAAATTGCTGAAATTGCGTTAGATGTATGTGATGCTACTCATCTATCAATAAACTGGGATACAACTATGCCTAATGGACAACTTCGAAAAGATGTTAGTATAAGTAAGTTAACAAAAATATTTCCAGAGTTTGGTTTAACTACCTTACGAGATGGCATAAGGAAAACGTATGATAAATTTGGTCAGTGATACTATTGATAAATCTGACATTGCTAAACTTGTAGAATGGCTATCGCAGGATACGATTCCTCGATTAACCAAAGGCGAATTAACAATTGAGTTAGAACGCAAATGGGCAAAGAAGATAGGAACAAAATATTCTGTATTTGTCAACTCAGGCTCGTCAGCTATTTTACTTTCGTTAGCAGTATTAAAAGAGTTTGGTTTCTTAAAGAATAATCGATTAGTTGCTCCGGCACTGAGTTGGTCTACCGATGTAAGTTCCCCTATGCTGTTAAATTTTGAAACACGTCTATGTGACTGTAATTTAGTTGACCTATCGTGCGACCTTGCCCACTTAGAAACTATTTTTAAAGAGTTTGAACCATCTGTATTCATTTTGGTAACTCCATTAGGATTAGTACCAGATATACAAAGAATAGTACACTTGTGCGAAGAATACGGAGTTCTATTAGTAGAAGATAATTGCGAATCAATGGGTTCTAAATATCAAGGAAAGTATTTAGGATCATTTGGTATTGCGTCGCTGTTCTCCACTTACTTTGGTCATCATTTAAGCACCATCGAAGGCGGGTTTATTAATACTGATAATGAAGAATTTTATCACGGATTACTAATGATGCGTAGTCATGGATGGGATAGAGATTTGCCAACAAGTAAACAACAAGAATTAAGAAAGCAAGCCAATGTAACTGACTTTGAAGCATTATATACATTTTACGTACCGGGACTCAATGTTAGATCAACAGATTTACAGGCGTTCATTGGACTTGGAGCAGTTGACAAGTTGGATAAGTACAGTCGGATACGTAACAAAAACTTTTTAATTTATAAAGAACTAATTAACAATAACAAATTATTACTTGCGCAACGAGATAACGACTTTGTTTCAAATTTCGCATACCCTGTTGTATTGCCCAATAGAAATAAAATTATAGAAAAACTTAAACAAAACAATATTGAAACTCGTCCCTTAATTGCTGGCAATATGGCAAACAAACCTTTCTGGATCAAACGATACGGACGTTTGACAGATTTACCAAATGCCGATATTATTGATAAACAAGGTTTTTATGTTCCTAATCATCAAGGACTAGTTAAGGAAGACATCGAAGTTATTGCTTCGATTATAAATCAGGAATAATATGACTCAAAAAACAGCATTAATTATTGGAGCAAATGGACAAGATGCCTCTTACCTTGCCGAACTATTAGTCTCTAAAAATTACAAAGTGGCAGGCACAGTAAGACGTAACTCTGTGCCTGAATCTCAAACTACTCGCATAGAGCATTTGTTCAAGGACAACCGTATTCAGTTGAAATACATGGATCTTACCGATCCGCTAAGTGTAGAAAGTGTAATAAGCAATGTACAGGCAGATGAAATTTATCACATTGGCGCACAAAGTCATGTACAGATTAGCTTTGAATTACCAAAGTATACACTCGATGTGAATGCTGGCGGAACATTGTCAGTACTTGAAGCTGTTAGAAAATTTTCCAATCATTCAAAAGTTTACCATGCAGCAACATCGGAAATGTTTGGAAACTCGTGTGACTCTGACGGGTTTCAACGAGAAACCACTCCATTAATACCTGTATCGCCATATGGTTGTAGCAAGCTATACGCACATAGTCTATGTCATAATTATAGAAATGCGTACAACATGTTTATATGTTCTGGAATTTTGTTTAATCACGAAAGCCCAAGACGTGGTATTAATTTTGTAACCAACAAAGTTGTATTAGAGGCTGTCAAAATTAAATTAGGTAAATCTAAAAAATTAATTTTAGGTAATTTTGAAGCAGCAAGGGATTGGGGTCATTCTAAAGATTTTGTAGAATCTATGTGGTTAATGCTACAACAAGAAAAAAGTGATGATTATGTAATTGCGACTGGTGTGACAAAAACAGTTAATGACTTAGTTAACTATGTATTTGAAAAATTAGAACTGGATCGAACAAAATACGTATTTTCCGATGAAAAATTTAAACGACCCGAAGAGTTACATTATTTAAAAGGTGATTCATCCAAAGCTAGAACAACACTTGGGTGGGTACCAACATATACCTTTGAATCTATGTTAGATGAGATGGTAGATTACTGGATGGATTTTTATAAGACAAATCCTAACGCAAGATGAAAAAAGCAATATTTTTAGTTGACGATATCGTAGATGGAAAAGTTGTAACTTTACTAGAAAGAGTATACGAAAAATTGATTGCCAAGTTAGTTACAGAAGGCTACCAATTTGGCTGGATTTCAGAAACTCCTAGGACATTGTATAATTGCTCTTCAGATTTTATTACTTTTAGAAAAGCTGGTGAATTTATTGCTGAGGTAAAGAATAACGGTACAATTGATAAAAATGTCGATGTATTTTATTTTATTTCAGCTTGGTTACATGTTAAGACTTTTCATTTAACAGATTTTTTTGCTGTAGATCCAGATGTGACAGATTTCTTAGTTGAAAATAAAATTCCTATAATAATCGACGGCTCTGCCGAAATGGATAATGTCTATATTAGATCTTACAAATTATTTGAAACCGAGTATGTTAATTACTTAACTGCTAAAAATCATTTCTTTAGAGGAATTAAAAATCTTAAATTTTATGTTGTAGGTGGCGAACTTGTTAATAACTATATGTCTAATAGGTCAAGAAACATACAGGTAGATCACTGCATGTTTCCAGGAGCGTTTTTTCATAAAGCATATATTGATTCTGATTTATATTCGAATGCGAAATCTAAAAAAGAAGCATTATTTGAAGAAATTAGAAATAGAGTACTAACACAAGATACATTAGTATGGCAATCGTTTTGCAGGACACCGAGACTAACTAGGACATTATTCCAATTGTGGGCAGACAAAGAAAAGATAACTGATTTTGGTCAATACAGTAGATTATTGCCTGCAAAAGATTCGTTTGTAGAAGACTGTAAAAATACAGGAATTATTCACAAGTATCAAAAACAATTAAGTTTTATACACACCAAGCTAGAAAATTTAAATACCTTAAAATTTATAGATCACGGTTCTAAAGATCATTTAAGAAAAGATATAGCAGGGATACCATTTGAAATAAATTCAATGTTTCATATAGTGCTAGAAACTTGTTCCATTATTAGCGGTGAAGATTTTGATTGCACTCCGTCAATGTTGACAGAAAAAACTTCAATGGCAATCTTGTCAGGAGTACCTTTCATTACCTTGGGCGGTCATAAAATTAAAAATATTTTAAAATCACTAGGATTTAAAGAATATCCTGGTCTCGAATTACCGAGCAATAATGAAAGGCATTATTTTGACGAATTAGAATACGTAATTGACAAAGTAAAGGCAATCGCTAATCTTCCATTGGAGGAAAAGCAAAAGTTATATGATTCTTGGAAAGAAATTATAATGTATAATTACAACAGATATCTTATGCTAGACACAAAAAAATTATATTTAGAATGTCTACATCAAGCAAGATAAGTAGTATCGCCTGGCCACAATGGTAAATGAGTTCCAGGCGATCTTTTTGGAATCTTACTGTCAGCACTGCTAACACAGCTATCACTTATACACGGCGTTGGACCGTCAAACAATTTAAAGCCAGTTTCTACATTACCTAACGGAACATCACTACAGCTATAACTGCGTTTTATGCTGCCATCTGGTTCACGTATAATAATACTACGATATCCACTGGAACATTCCCAGCCTTTAAACTTATTAAAGTTGAACGCATTGAATCGTTCAGCTTGATCCATATACCAGATTTTTTTATTGCTATCAACAAATTCTACTTGGAAATGTTGTGGAATTTTTGCGTTTTCTTCTTTGTACAATGGATCAGGAACTTTTCTAAATGTAGGAGTTGGGCGTTTGACTAATTTAGCTTCATCTGCTTTATTCTCTGTGAAGGCACGTTGTGGCATTCCATTGTGTAATCGTTTTAACATTTCAGGAGTATACCCATCTACTACACGGCTAGCAGTAGGATCACTCTGAGGTTTTAGTGTTACATTAATTCCCTGATTGTGAAAGAACAATGCATTTTCAAAGTCACGTTCGAACCATTCAGGAACCATAACCATATTGATAGTTATTTGAACATCGTGTTTTTGACACAATATTAATTTGTCAGCAAAGTCTTGCATTTTCTCTGGTGTGTCTACATGTTCGGTATGTAGACTGGCAGTGATACTAGCTCTGTGAAACTTACTTACAGCAGGACAATACTCATCTTCAAACCAACGTAAACTGCGACTCATATTTGTTGTCATGTGTACACTGGTATAGTTTGTATTCCCTGCGTCGTTATTAAGATGATTTAGGATATCAATATAGCCTGGATGAAATGTTGGTTCGCCGCCACTTAGACTAAAGTGAAAACTATTAAATCCTCGCTCTCTAGCTTGACGTTTAATCTCATCTACCGTAAGCAGACATAACTCTGTAGGTCTATGATCTTTTTTATCACTGCGAGCATAGGGCCAGCAGTAGCTACATCGATAATTACAGAACCGGCCTAACAGCCAACTTACTGTAAACAAGTCACGATATAACATTGTGCGTTGACCCACACGTTGAATATCATTGTATGGAATTTTTGTAAAGTCGTAGGCTGACCAAGATAAATCATCGCTCATTACAGATACCTTTTATAATCATGATATTCGATATTCAATAGTAAAGGTGTTAGATTACTAACTCCTTTCTTTTTTTCTTTCATCACAAGCCAATCTCTCGCTCGTTCTCTATACCATACAGCATCATCTGATTCAGGATCAGTTGTGCCAATCCTATCTTTCATCTGATTTAAAAATTTAATTGTACTTTTTTTATTCTTAAATTTAGGATTATTTTCACGTTCAGCAACTTCAATGGCAAGATCAATGTACTTTCTATATTCAACTGGCAATACTTTAATGTCTAATACCGGATCTGTTACAAAATTGCCGTGCCATGTAAAAGCTGGACAAACACCTGTTAATTTTAACTGATTATCGAATTGCTCATGTACCCATGCCATGTAGAGATGAAATGTTTTTAAACTAAAAATATTAAGAGTTGGTGCTAAATTAATGCTGTCAATTTTTTTAGGAACAGAAATATATTTTTTAAAATTAGTTTGAAATCGTTCCCAATTTAACCCATGTCTGATCAATTCAGCATCATGCCCAAAAGATTCGTTACTTATCCCAATTGTCCATTCAAAATTTGTACTGTATAATAATTTAAAAAACTTGTCCATTAATGCCGGGGTAGTATTACCATTAGTGACAATTTCAAGACGGATATTTTTCATTTTGTGCTTCCAGTTTGCTAGTTGAGCATGATGTTCAACTCTAGATACAATATGTTCAATAAAATCATAAAATTGATCTATCAACGTGGGTTCGCCTCCTAAGAATACAAATCGTAATTGTGTATTATCCCACACACTATTATCAATAGATTCTCTATTAATTTCAACTGCATTTTTAATTAGCGGATCTGAAAATTCTTTAAAAGCTTCAAATTCAGATGCTAACGGCACACTTTTAATTCGAACTTTTTCTTCTATGGCTATTTTACTACTAAAATTAGGGCCGCAATATAAACAAGCCATATCGCAAGTATTGGAGAACTTAACTTCAATATAATTCGCAAATGATTTATCAGTAGATAATAAGTTATCACGATTTAATTCTATAAATTCAGGTGTCCATTTATTATGTACATCTCTATAAGTTACACGCTTACCTTCTTCTTTCCAACAAAAATGACAATCTTCATTTTGTACTCCTTGTAAGCTATCAGTCTTGCGTTTAAGTAACTCTGGAGAGAACTCAAAGAAAGTTTTATCTAAATTAGGTACAAATTTAATAGGCTTCGATTTACAGCAATTTTTAACAAACTCGCTTGAAAAGTCTACATTAACATCAGTCCAGGATTTAGAACAATACGTATTTTTCCAATCTTCCATATTTTCACTTTACAAATTTAAATTCAGGATACACACTATACAAGTCTGTTTTAAAATGGTCATCTAGCACCGCAGAATAATCCACAAATTCATGCCAGTGTTCGTGCCAGTTTTCCGAATTCATATAATCAACTATCATATTTCCAAACTTCAATATGTTTTTCTTATGAGATTCAACGTCTGTAGTTGGCAATAACTTTACACAGTTTACAATGTTTGTGTCAATGTCGGCAATCCAGTTAGTCCAATCAGTTGTTATTTTTTCTTTTAATTCTAGTGGTAACAACTTAGGATTCAACGCCCGTGGGTATTGAACTATACTGGCATGAAAATATGCGCCTAACGACAAAAAATATTCTATAATCGATATCAATCTTGTTATATTCAATAAACTAGTAGTACATGTTGCACTAACTCTAGTATTAGGCACGTTATGTACTAGTGTAATGTTTTTTTCAATTAAAGTCAAGCCGTCATGTGCTCTAACATATTGATAACAACTAGGATCGCCATCAATACTAACACGCAAATTAACCTTTTTAAAGTGCTTCCATAAATCTAAAATGGAATTACCCTTGTAATCTAATGTGGTTAAATTACTATTATAACTAAGTTTTATATTTTTAGCATTCGGTAACATCGATTTAATAAAATCATAATGGCGTTCGTGATATAAAGGTTCGCCGCCTGCTAGCATAATCTCTGTTAAATTTGAAGAAATAGTACCACCAATTTCATCAATAATTTTCTGGTTAAGATTTATATGCTCATCACTTTTTCTAAAAGTGCCAAACTGAATCATTTTACTTTGTAGTTTTTCATCTCGTTTAACTGCCGCTTCCCACTTACTGCTATAGTCAGGACTACAGTGCCTACACATTAAATTACAAATATTATCAAATCTAAGTTCGATACTTTTTAAATTTTCGTCGGGCATAGCAAAATCTTCAGTAATTACTGCTTTTGCTTTTTCAATATTCATTATGTCTTTATAATCGACTGCTGTTTGTGATCGTGTACTACGAACTCCGCTATCTTCCATATCCCAACAACTACGGCATCCTACAGGACGCTCGTCGTTGAGTAGTTGTCTACGTAATTCTTTTATCTCAGAACCATTCCAAACTTCATGTATACTCTGTGTGGTATAATCTCCAATTTTATCAGGATATCTCCAACAAGCACTTACCTTACCTTCCTGTTTAATATTGACATGGCAGAATGGCATAACACAAAAAGTCTTGCTCATTACAATTTTCCTGTATAGTCCACGTGCCCTTCTAATTCTTTATACAATAATGGTAAGGAATCTTTTAAAGACTGTGTACGTAATTTATCTAAATCTTCAGTATAACTAGCAAATAATTTTAACATTTCTATGTTTGCTGTGGAATTTAATGCTCCTCTAATTGCTTCCATTTTTTTATTAAAAATTTCTTTACGAGGATTTTCTGCCATATCCCAAGAATCGTATTTGTCATATATAGATTTTATTGTACGATTAGCTAATTCTTTAGCAGATTGTGGCAAATTGGAGATTGACAAATACTTAGGATCTTGTAGTATATTAAAAATCAATCTAAAACTTGATATGTTATGATCTTCTTTATAATCTTTTTCCGTTAGATTAGGCCATGAGCGATTGGGAAAATGTCCGTTTTGTTTGTTATCCCACCAATCTATCATGTTATCTATTTCTAAAATATTGTAAATGTTGATAGTTGGGTTCCAAGTTATTTGAATCTTATTAGTATCAGCTGCTTCCTGAGCAAGCCAACTATCAACTACACTATCGACAACACGCCAGTCACTAGGCGTTCTGATATAATCGTTAGTTTTTCCAACGCCATCTATACTTAGACTAATTTTTACTTGTTTAAATTTAGTTAACCGCTTAAAAAATTTCCCGCCGGGAATCCAGCTACAGTTTGTAAAAACATCTAGAGCAATATTTTTAGCAACATCAATTTCAATTAGCATATCCATTAATTTTAAAAAATCAGGATGTATCATAGGCTCGCCGCCTGTGAATTTAATTTCTTCTATATTAACAAAATCTTCGGGTTTCCAATTAAACGGGATGTTTAAAACTTTAGGTGAGCTATATCGTCCAGGGTAAACCTTTGCTAACAATGCTTCTTCTTCGTGCCATGTACTCGATAAATCCCCAGCACATGTCCTACACTTTAAATTACAGTAATTACCGAAAGTCATTTCAAGATATTTTATTTTTAATGGTTCAATACTGCTAGATAAACTGTCCTGTATTTGATCATTCCTAGCGTAATTTTCATGCACACGCATAGATCTGCCGTTAAAAGTTTCTGCGGTATAACACTTCCTACATCCACTAACTGGTTTTCCATTTAGCATATTGTTTCTAACATCGTTCCATAAATTGCTAGTCATGGCTTCGGTTAGAGTAGAACCGTTAGAGATATTATACTTGTTAAAAACATGATACGCTGATCCATTTTTAGCAGTCCAGTCTTTGTCAATGTAGTCGTCGTGTACAAAATCGAATCGGCAACACGGCTTTATTTGACCGTTAGGTTTAACTTGAATATGTATAAAAGGTAATATACAAAATGTCTTAGATTTTGCTGTCATTGCTGTTTTAAAATGTTTTCTTTTTTCAAATTGTTATCATGATAAAGAGTAGTGTTTTCTTTATTGCCACAAGTGCCTAAACAAATAATTAAATTGCCATCATCTATGGTATCATTCCATTTGTTACTTATTGGTTTAAAATTTTCTAAAATTTCAACAACGGAGAGTAATTTTAAATCGAACTTTTCTAAATTATACAAACTAGTAAACTGTGCGGATCCTGGACTATCATGTGTATAAGTAGCAAGATAGCAACAGGGTAATAGCAAGCCAATACTTGTTAAGTAAACTTCCTGTCGTTGTTGAATTTTACATGTGACTTTGTTTCCGTTAAGATGAGATAATCTTGAATAATCTTTAAACTTAAAAATACTAATAGGAATATGATCAATAGTTCCTATATTCGGATGTCTGAATGATTCTTGATCTGGTGGCTCTAATGTATGTTGTAGTTCACCATCTATCATAACTTTATGATTTTTTCGACCACGGAACTTTTGTGTTACCTTAAGTCTAAACTTTGCGCCCATATCCAATGCCAATTGCTTTGCTATGTCTACTTGATGTTCGTTATGTTTAAATACAATAAAGTTCCACTGAGCATTGCCGCCAGCTTCTATATATGCTTTCATATTAGCATATACTTTGTCGTACACTACTCCAATACGATACTTATCCAACGTTTCATTATCTGTGCCGTCCAACGCAAAATTGATTAGAACGTCTTTTCTAGCAAGTTTAGCCCACCATTCTTCACTACGATATCCGCCGTTAGTATCTATGCTAACACTTTTACAGCCGTTATCCATTAAGTAGTTAACAAATTCAGGCAACAATTTATTCAAGCAAGGATCGCCGTATACTCCGCTAAAATAGACATGCTCTAGCTGACTAGTAAAATCCTTAGTAAATAGCTTATAAAAAACTTCGCCGGTTAGATCCAATTCGTTTAATTCAGGCTGTACGAATCCATCAGCAGTGAATCTACTACACATAGGGCATCTGCTGTTACATCTACTACTAGCTTCAACATGAACTATTTTGATTTGATCTTTTGCTATCATTGATTAAATTTTTTAGTTGTAGAATTTGCAGATGGCTTAATGGCGGATGCGCGAGAAGAGCAGGTTTCAGTACATCTAAAAATTCTGTCTTTAGTTTCAATGCCGTGTTGTTCTGAATTCCAACTATCTACTAAATCTTCTGTATAAAATTTATGATTTATAATAGAAGATACATCGTGTAAGTTACAGTCATTCCATGTAGTATCCGAGTAGCTGCCATATATTCTGTCTTGTAAATATTCTTTCTGAGCTAACTTATTATTATCTTCTATAAAACCGTTTGGAATAAAGCAGCAGGGCCATAGCTTACCAGTATGATCTATAAAATACATGTTGTCTACTTTATTCATACATGTGATTTCATAACTAGTATCGTATCTTGGATGTAATAAAAAAGTGTCTCTATTTTGTTCTGGTATTTGTGTTCGTTGTTTCATAACTACTATTTGTTCTAGTGATTTATGTTGTATACGACTACGGTCCTGACGAACGTTAAAACTTTGAAAGCCCAATTCTTTACTTAATAACAATGCTTCCGGAATCTGATGTTTGTTCCAAGGAAATTCTATATATTGCCACGTAGCATTAGCACCTGTAGAAATATAAGATTTGGCATTAGCTACAATATTGCTCCAGACACTCCCTTGTCTATAAATGTGATTAGTATCTTCGAGACCATCTACATTAAACATAACAACATGGTCTGTACCTTTTAACAAATTTCCGAGTTTTTTCCAATATTCAGGATTACGCAATCCGCCATTTGTGTGAATGAAAATTTTAAAAGATTTATGTTCGATTGCCATTTCTAATATTTTTAGAAAATCCGGATGTGCTAATGGGTCATCTATTCTGCCACAAAAATCTAAATCCACAATACTATCAAGTGCGCTATCTGTTATTATTTTATAAAAAGTATCCACTGAAAGATAAGTAGGATCGCCGATAGCAGCTTTAACTGAATTAAGTGTAGTTTCAGTTCGCACACAACCTAAACAATGTAGATTACATACATTGCTAAGTTCAAATTGAAGTCTTTTTGGGTTCGGCAAATATTTCATTATCTTTTAACTGTTGTCATCATAGATAACCCACATTTCAGTGTTACCTTGTTTTTCATAAAATTGATGCCAGTGTGCGCTTGTGATCTATCAAATACAATAATACTTCCACGTTTCCATTGGTAGACTGCTTCTAATTCAAAACCGTCTAGCCATTCTCTTTTAAAGTGATCAAAGTATCTAATATAGTCGTTATCGCTTACACTACGCTTAGACCAATCAACGTTCCACACGGAGCCATCTTTATTATAGCATACTAAATCCTTATAGTCACGTACTGTATAAAAAACATTTGTGTCATATTTTGCGTCTCCTTTGGCAAAATTTGTTCCGTACATGATAAATCGATTTTTAAAAATAGCGGTGCCGTGTTCAGGATAATCTGTCTCTTTGTGTCCGTGACAGAACCAAAGAGGAATAATAAATTGCTTCCCCGGAACATAGGTAGCATTACTCATCACTTGGTGATTACCGGTGTCGATATGTATATTATATGGAGTAGCAGTTATTAAAAAATTGCCTTCCCATAATTCAGTATTTTCCAATTCAGGAATAACTGATTTTAATTTATCAAAAAATTTATCTTGTATCAGTCTGTTATCTACATTAAAGTGAAGCGTTCCATTTTTCTTAACACGTCGACTTTTATGATTTCTATACATTAAATCTTCTAACCAGGTCAACTCATCATCGTCAAATACATTTTCAACACAGTAGCTATCGCCCCACGTTTTTTTCCACAATGCGTAATCTTCTGACTTAACCTCTAGCATTTCTTTTGTGATAGGATCGCCAGGGACCCATTCTAAATTTTTATGTTGTTCCATTAAAAATATCCTTCATTTCTGGAAAAATTTCACTAAAGTTAAGATTTCGTTGTTTGTCGCATAAATCTAAAAATTCTTTAGTTTCAGGCAATCGATTACTCCAATCTTCACTTTCCATAAATTTTAACATACCTTCCAAACGGCTAATACCATATTCTGCTTTACGCCAATCTTCATATGTTACTTTACCTTTATGCCAACTAGGAATGCCTTTTTCCCAATTTGCTTCCCACCATGAATAAAACTCTTCGTATTTTTTACGACAAGCTTCTTTGAATTCTTTAGGAAGTACTTTAACATTAAGGTGCGGCGGGTGATAAACAAAGTGATAATTAACGCCGCCTGCACCAAACGGCCACATATTAATTTTTGTAAACCCCTCTTCTAATTTCCACTTTAAAAAGTCAGGCAAGTAATAGATATTAAGAGCTTGTACAGCACAAGCTACTGTAACTTCAACATTATTGCCTGTTTGCTTATCAAGAATGTGAAATACTTCCTTAGTACGTTCCCATATACTAGGGTAACGAATATAGGCATTCATTTCTCCAATGCTGTCTACACTGTAATGGAATCTCACTAGTTTAAAATGTTTCCATAAGTCAAATAGATCATCGCGCCATTCAACGCCGTTTGAGTTGTAACGTAACTCTAAGTTCTTGGCGTGACCTTGACGAATACATTCTTCAAGAATTTCGTAGTGTTCTTCAATAATTAAACTTTCTCCGCCAGCGAAATAAATTTGCTGCATATTAGGAATTTGTTCATAAAACTGTTGCCAGAACACAGGGTTTTGTTTGTGCCAATTATAACTACTACCGTTGGTAGAGCCTTTGTCAGTCCATAACATGGTTTGTTTTAAACTGGCATTTTCTACTTCAGAAAAGATGGCTTTATAATCTTTAATCCAGCCAGAACTATCATGAGGACTACACATTACACACGCTAGCTGGCATTTAGTTCCAAAGCGTAAATCGATATAGGCAAGTTGCGGTGGAACACTACCATCTTCTGCAGTATCTTCAATTAACTTATTAACACTTACACGTTGACTCCAATACTTAGTTTCCCACATACGTTTACTATTATGTCCAGCTGCCTCTTCTTTATAACATTTTAAACAACTAGGAGGCTGTTCACCGTTAAGCATTTGTTTGCGAACATTTCGCATATAGGAACTGTTCCATGCACTTTTGAAATCGCTAACATTTAAGTTGTTAGGTTTGCCGGCGTCTGTCTTAAGAACACCTACCATGCCGCCGTGTTCTCTATCGTTTGTCTGGCCAACGCTACTAGCATTGGCTGTACAGCAAACTCTCATACTACCATCAGGTCGGGTACTTAAATGTACCCAGGGTAAAATACAAAATGTTTTGGATATTTTATTCATACTATATTTAACCGCTGTATTTTATCGATAAATATTTCATGACTGAAAATGCTAAAAAATGGTTCCCAATCCAATCTGAACAGGCTTGTTTATTAAAATGGGCATGGAGTAGTTTATACTTATGGACTAGTACGTCTAGTTCTTGTCACAGGGTAGAAAATGTTAAAGTAGATAATATTGAAAATTTTCACAATACGCCCGAAGTAATTATAGATAGAGAAAAAATGTTAAAAAACGAGTGGCCAGGACGCGGGTGCGAAAGCTGTAAGGATCAAGAAACATATAGTAATTTTAGTGATAGAAAAAATTGGTTGTCCAGACCGTATAACGAGAAATATGTACCTAAAGAATTGTACACTAACCCAACACAAACTTCAGTAAATCCTACAATGTTAGAAATTTATTTCAATAATAAATGTAATTTAAAATGCTTATATTGTGGGCCATTTTTAAGTAGTTCGTGGGTGTTGGAAGAGGAACAATACGGGCCTAGTAATAACTCTTTTTTAAATTCTATCGCAATGGATGATGTGACTTATAAAACAAGGTTAGCTGAGTTTTATGTGTGGATGGAAAAACATTATTGTGATTTACGAGAATTTCATATACTAGGTGGCGAACCATTAATTCAACAAGAAACTTTCGATTGTATAGATTGGATGATTGCACATCCAAATCCAGATCTCGATGTTGAGATCTTTTCTAACATGCAAATTAAACCATCTCTTTTTAAAAAACAGATGGAAAAAATTAAACAATTAGTAAAAACTTGTAATACTGTTGAGCTAACTGCTAGTATTGACTGCTGGGGGATAGAATCAGAATATATTAGAACAGGATTGGATCTTGCGACATTCACAGAAAATATGGAATACTTAATATACGAATGTCCTGAAATTATTCCCACAATGAACTGGACAGTGTCAGCATTATCGATACATAGTACTCCAGAATTAATTAAAAAAGTCATTCATTGGAACAACACATGTAAGGGTAAAAAAATCAGTGTAAATTACAATAAATGTATTTCTCCTGAAATTTTAGATCCACATAATATTCCAGGTGAGATATATATTGACAAAATAAGAGAAATACAAGAATTAAATGGGCAGATGTTTAATGACGCAGAATACAGCAATTATGTAAATGCTATTTTTAAAGAAATTATCGAAACTCCTACAAATTATGAAAAAGTCAAAGAATTAAAAATATTCTTAGATAAAATGGACCAACGCAGAAATACAAATTGGCGGCAGGTATTTCCGTGGATGATAAATATTAAAGAAGGAATCTAACATGAATACCGAACTATTATCAGCCCTAACATCAATTAATGCTTGTCAAAGAAACTGGATTAGCGACAGCGTATCTGAAGAAAATTTAAACTTACTGTTACAAGTAGCTAATGGAACTCCTACCAAGCAGAATGTTAACTTCTTTAAATGTATCGCATTTACTGACGCAGACGCAAAAGAAGAATTATTTGAAATTTGTCATAGTGAAGGTTATATTCCGGATAATATGCCGAATTTAGCCCCTAACGCTGTTCGATTACTAAAAGAAAATAAAGAATTTATTAAAAGAGAAGGTGCTGCTTGGATCAAGCATAAAGTAGATACTAATAGTGCGCCGTTTGATGGATTTGTATACGAGGCGCACAAATGTTACAGAGATATTGGATTTGTTGTAGAAGCTTACATTAAAGATCTAAAACTAGATTCTAATAAGTACACACGTAACATAGTATCAAAGTATTTTGATATCTACGGAAACTTACAAGTTAGGAAAATTGCCGAACTTGAAGCACATAGATTTATTCAAAGATTGATTACAGAATATATCTTAGTTAATGTTAAAATACCAGCTATTCAGCTTGCTGAACCTCAAGTTTTAATTCCTAACATTACAGCAGAAGCTACCGACATTGGTCAGCTTACTAATATTATAATCGATGTTATTAATCACGGATTGCCAAGGATGCCAGTATTAAAGATTGGTACAGCATATACTTCCAGAAATCAGCACAACTATAACACACAGTTACTTGCACCAGTTGTTTTTATGTGGACTGCTAATAAAGACGAAACTTATAATAGACTGTTCGATCTCGAATACGATACCGATATAGAACTAACAAGACATCAAAGTTTGAATACGGGTATTAGTGCAGGCGCGGTAGCACTTGCCGCACAATTACTAGGATACAAGACAGGATTTTGCGGATGTTATAATCCGAGCAATATTTCTAACTGGTTATCTAGCAAGCATGGCATTACCGAAGATAATTACCCTGTTGCTATATTAGGTATAGGTGCGCCAGATGCTGCCAAACCAAGTAACTTGTGTGTAGATGCTACTGGTAACCATTTTATAAGACAACGAAGAACTAAAGACAGACCTTCTGAAATCTTAATCAAATAATCGTTTAAATTCTGGTGCTATATCAACAATATGCTGATCTCTGGCACTGTCTAAATACTTTGTAAACTTAATAAACTCAGGAAGTTTATCACTGTAATCTGCATCTAACATATACTTGGTAATGCTGTTTAAAATATTTTCAGCGTTCTTAGCAATATCTTCTGGATATTCTGTTTTAAATTCTTCTATCCAACGAGCATAGTATTCAACTATCTCTTGTTTCATGTCAGCTGGCAATACCCGTACATTAACACGTTTTGGACCATGTGCCACATGATGTGTTATGATAGGACGTTTTTTTGTACTATTAATCTTTTTAAATCCACTACTTTGTAATTTCCACTTCATAAAACGAGGTATGTGCCAAATGTTATATGCTGTTACTGTACACGCTAACCAAGCAAGTATATTGGAATTATTTTGTGCATATTCATCTAGCTTTTGTAAGTTCTTATATGCCTGGCTCCACTTTAGAGGCCAGCGCTGATATTCTACTACATCGCCCATACCATCCATACTGGCGCCAACACGAACTTGCTTAAACTGCGTCCACATATCCAATACACGTTGTGGCAAATTACTCATGTTAGTATTGTACTCGATAATCATCTTGTTACTTTGACCCATATCGATACACTTTTGTAAGAACTCATAATGACGTTCAATCATCATTGGTTCACCGCCGGCCATATAGACATGTTTGATATTTGGAATATTAGCTTCTATTTGCTGCCAGAATGTTTCACTGTTATGCCAATCATAATCCTCAGTACTTAATCTGCCTTTAGAGTTTTTAATTAGTTTTACAATGCCGTGTGTGTCTGCGTAATCTGTACTACCATGATATTCTGTCCATTGTTCATACCAAGTATGACTATCGGTTGGACCACACATACGACACGCTAAGTTACATAAGTTACCAAATCGTAAATCATAATATTCTAACTGTCTATTTTTAATGGTGCCATCAACGTCTGTAATGTTGCGAGCATCATCTATACTAAATTTCCAGTTATCTAGTTCGTATTGTCTACGACTGTTTAAGCCACTTGCTTCTTCTTGTTGGCACCGGCCGCATTCTTTACTCCACTCGCCTGTCAACATGTTCATACGAACTTCTTTCATCAGTGTGGCATTTCGAGCAATTTCCATATCATCTTTACCAGCGTTGAACGGAGTACCGTCCGCATGTCTAACCACACCTTGATTTTCTGTTACGTTGGCTTGACAACATACACGAATATCTCCGTTATTACGGACTGCTTGGAAATTCCAAGGAATAGGACAAAAGGTTTTAGTCATTAATGTTGTAAAGGGTCAATACTGATTTCATTAATACATATATCCGAAGGCTGGTCAATCAACCATTTAATATAAGATGCGGCACGTGATAGTTCTAAACAAACACGGCCTGGGTGTTTTTCTTGTACATTAGACAAACTGCCAAAACTGATTAGCGAGACTGTTGGGCCTGAATCCCACACACCTGTTAAACTTAAACTATTTGAATAATCACGTAGTGCTTTTTTCTCAGCGTTATAAATCCACGATGTTGCTTTCTTAACTCTATCTGTAGTGCTACCTATACAAATGATTCGCATATTGTGTTTGATCTCTACACATTTTTTATATACAGCATCAAGTACTAGCGTTTGATTAAATTTCCATAACGCACTTGAATTGATAAAAATATCGTATTCTGCGACTATCTCACCTAGTTTACGATAACCTTCTCGGGTGGTTAAATCATATCCACTTTCTCTCGATATGAATGTTGCGTCAGGGTATAGCTTAAACAATTCAGATGCTAAGCCAAAATTTGGATTTCCAGTAATAAGTATTTTCATCTAGTATTTAATGTATGTCCGTTAACCAAGGAAAAATTGTTTGCCAATTGGTTTTGTGACGCTTGTCTGCTTCGTCGAGTACTTCTTTTAACAAAGCAATTTGACTAGGATCGTGTTTGGCAGAATTGTATGCTTTCCAAATACCTTCCATATGCTCTTTTAGACTCTGCTCTCTTGCTGTGGCTGAAGGCATAACAGTTAAAATCTTTTTAAAATCTTCATCGAAGAACCCTGCCGGGAAAATCTTAGCATTCATGAAGTTTGGTTCCGTTAACATATTAAAACTATGAATAATATCATTACCTGTAATACTTTTACGATAAGAATTACAATCATTAATTCTAGTTAGTAATTCGGGCATAGTTTTTATAGAAAGGCAATTTATTGTACTGTTAACGCAAATCTTTATGCTAGGGTAATCGTAAACAAGAGTTTTGAAATTAGTTTCCCACTCATTTAAATCTACGCCCCATCGCACATATTCTTGTTCGACGCCCCAACAATCAAGACTAGCTGTTATCCCTATAGAACTTACTTTTTTATTTTTAATAAGATAATCAAATTTATCTAATATTTTTTTAAATTTTTCAGGCTTAACTTTTAAATTAGAAAATATGCTAAAATGCATTTTGGGATTGGGATTGTTATTCCAAAATTCAATACATTGTTCTGTTTCATCTTGGTAAAATGGCTCGCCACCTAATACGTTAAACATCCTGAGACTTTGATAGTTGTTTGATAACCATTCCCAAAAATATTTTAAACGCTCAGGATATAAATTTTGTCGTTCTTGATGTATTTTAAATTGCTGTTTACCACGATCACCTGCATGAATATTATTTTCAGCGACCCATTGTGTACTTAAATCTGGGCCGCAATACAAGCATGTCATATTACACAAATTACTAAAGTAAACTTCTAACATAGTAGGAGTGACAACTGTAGCAAAGGGATTATCTTTTAATTCTGGCGGGATAAATCCTCGGTAAAGTGGATCCGACAACCCTTCCAATTCTCTCATACGATCACTTGTGCCGCCGGCGGCTTCAATATCTCGGCAATATTCACACCCGCGACCTGGCCATTTACCGTTAAGCATTAATTCACGTTCTTTGATTTTTTCAGGAGTATTGTGAAAAGTGCCTATTAACTCTGGACCAAACGAAGAATGTATTGTTCGATGGCATGAGCTAGAAGTTCCTTGATATACGAAAAGACTGCTCCAGGCCCATTTTAATAAACAGGCAGTTTCAGACTTAATTGGAAATATAGTATTTGGTGTCATGAGATATTTATGGCTAGATAAATAGACGTAATATGAAACCTATAGAAATCTATGACAAGAATAATGTACTTGTAATTAATTGGACTTTGAACAGTATTTGTACATATCACTGTACCTATTGTCCTGATTTACTACATCGAGGCACTAACACTATAATCAACAAGGTAGAAGATCGTGCGATACTAGAAAATTTCTTATCTAAGCTAAAAGAAGAAGTTAAAGATAGACCAGTACATATATTTTTAAACGGCGGAGAACCTACTATTTCTCCGCACTTTGAATTCTTGTGCGACAAGTTTAACGAATATAATTGGCACTGCCATGTTAACACAAACGGTACACGGAGTTTAGCCTGGTGGCAAGAATATGCTCCAAAATTGTACAAAGTTACATTGAGCTATCATCCAGAATGGGATAATACAGATATATTTGAAAAAATGGATGCTATTGGCAAAGTTACCAATGCTGGAGTATTTGTATTAATGTGGCCACCGTTATGGGATAAGTGCGTCGAAGTATACAATAAATTTAAAATCATGGACAGTATGGCACATACTGGATTTACTAGAGTATTTAAGAAAGATCAATTAGAACAAGATACTAGCTACGAGTACACAGAACAACAGCTGGCATGGTTCGAAAAAGAAACACCTGTAAATAAAGCGTTTCCATTCAATCTAAGTCAAGGTCGGGGATTTGGACAAACATTTATAAAATACGATAATGGACAAGAAGAACCTCTTGACGATCAGTATTTGCTTAACAATAGATTAAACAAGTTTTTTAACTGGACTTGTAATATTGGAGCAGATTGTTTATATATTTCTTTTTTTGGAGACATAACTGGCGCTAGTTGTAGTCAAGGGCAGAATTTAGGAACTTTAAAAGATTTTAAAGGATTATCGAAAACACCAGTAGTTTGTAAACAGGCGTGGTGTAGCTGTGCCTTAGAAACTAATATATCTAAAAAAATAATAATTTAAATTATTTAAATTGTTCAGCAAAGGCGTTATACTTACCGCCGCATGTCCTAGCACATATTGCCAGTTTTCCAGTAGCACAACTTGTTTTCTTCCAACTTTCAGGTAGTAAGTCTTGAAAGAATAATCCGTCAACTATACTCTTTAGCGAAGTGAGTTTAGCGTTTAATTTGTCTTTTCCAATTTCGTCTATAAGAGACCAAATTTGCGTACTCTTAGGTTGTAAAAACCACACATACATTTGACCAGCTGTCCAACAACAAGGTTGTACTATGCCTTCTGCGCTGATATAAATGCTTTTTTCTTCTGCAACTTTACATGTAATTTCAGTAGTATCCCAGTATTTTTCAATAGGAGATTTCTTTTCAGGATCAGTATTGAATACTTGTTTTTTTAAAATTGTTAATTCTGAAACTTTGCTAGGATTAAATTTAACAACTCTGGACTTACTCTCAATCTTACTTATTTCTTGTAATGCACTATTTCGATACTTAGGGTTAGTAGGGGGCTGTAATAAAGTAGACATACCTTTCCGATTACGAGCAATGTGCTGGTCTTTAGTAGTGCCGTCATTACTAACAAATCTTGCCGACTTTTTAATTTGAAATTTTTCAAACTTCATGTTGTTAGCTAATTTTTCTGCTTCTTCAACTTGGTGCTCATTATGTGCAAATACAATGTAATCCCAACGAGCTCTGCCACCCGCATCGATGAAAGCCTGAGCATTTTGCATAATCTTGTCAAAATTAGTATTTTGCCTATACAAGTGATTAGTATCCGCTAATCCGTCAATACCAAATACCACATACCCGTTAGGACTTAGTGTTGCTGCTAAAGTTTTCCACCATTCAGTTGTTTTAGCACTGCCGTTAGTGTGTAACGACAACGACATTTTAGGATTATGTTTCCTAAAATATTGAAAAACTTCAAGTGTGTCAGATGCTGCCATAGGATCACCAAAATTACCGCACATATACATTCGATCAAGTTGTTTAACAAAATCTACTGGAAAAATTATTTCAGCATCTGCTAGTGTGATTTCAGTATTTGGCAACTGAGGATTATCTTCACCACCATTGATATTTCTTGCACACATAGGGCAAGCAGCATTACACTTATCAGTAATTTCTAAGTGAACTGTTTTTATATCATCATAATTATACATCATTGTGTTGTTACCATTTTAACTGTTGAGCCTGGACCTATCTCGCTTGGGAGGCCCCCATGTTGTTCTATATACCAATTAATTACAGCTTTATACCATAAATGACTGTCATGTCTAGCAACTTGGTTAAATTTGTATATATTGTCATTAGTTGCTTCCATCGAAGACAATGCGCGAGCAGCTTCTGTTTGTAGTTTACGTAATTCGAATGTTTCTAAATCTATCATGGACGTCCTATAAGCATAACACGCTTATATCCCTTAAGCTGTAGCTCACCTTCAAACAAAATTTCCTTCATGAGAAACTTTTTCTTCATATGGTCAATACTATGAACACAATTAACATGTCCTTCTCCGTCAAACATATTATTACTTTGTATTGCCACAACGGGATTGCTTTCCAATTCTTTAAATCTAATTTGATGAAACCATTCTTCGGTCATGTGCTCGGCACTGGTATTGATGATTAAATCAGGTAAAAATTTCTCCGTATATTTAGAACCTTCTTTAAAATTTTCAACGTCCCACTCATAACCATTTTTGTGTAGTGTAAGATTGTTGATATCGGCATTAACTGACTTAACTTTATAATTTTCTAAATTGCTTAAATTAAAAATATAATCGCTAGTTTCACACGCAGATTTATCCAATTCAATAATTCTCATTTTAGCATAAGTTAACCTTTTGTCATAAATTGATTTTATTTGTCCGTACCATCCAGCCATAACTGCTACATTATCGTAGTTAGTTTTTATCTTAGCTAGTTCTTCTACTAACCAAATTTTACTTTTAATTTGACTCTTGCTCAGCGCATCGTTTAATGTTTCTATATTAGAATTATTACGACTGTACATATGAATAGCATTAAATATTTTTTCTTTAGGAAATAAGATTCTAGCATTACTTGCAAGCTCTAGCAATGAAAAATTCTTGTCTAGTGCCGTAAAATATAAGTTGACAACCTTAGCAAACTGTTCAGTGTCATCGATAGATTCAAATGCGCTAACACATAATTTCTTTAATGCTGCTGCTGGATTGTCTGCATAAAATATAGTAATAATATTTCTAATATAATCCGCAGCTTCTGTGTTGTTAGAAAAATTAAAATAATCTTCTAGTCCATACAACCACTCGATAGTACTGCTTTGCTTTTCACTCATAAAGTTTCCTTAAATTTTCTATCCAACCACTCAAAGTCATTAATCTTCTTCAGTGCTTCTAAATTATTTTTGTTAGCGTCACCATATGCTTTACCTGCTAGGGCGCCAGCAATAGCGCAATCACCGTAAGGTCTACCGATACCTTTCGTACACCATATATGTAATCTGTCTGCTGTTTCGTCTTGCTTTTGCCTGTCGATAACAGTACTTGACAATTTAGAGCATTCTCTAAATGCGCTTTTCCAAGTGTTAAATGGATCGGTGTTAAATGTCGTTATGTTACTGACTATTTTTACAGGTTTAAATTTAGTACTAATACTAGTTGTCATATCAGGTTTGCTAGTATCCATATTTAATGTCATTAGCCTGGGCAACAATTTTATTCCACCGTTGCCGTACTCTAAGTCATTTACGGGATTTTTACTTCGCCAAACAAATACATATTCAGGATCTTGTGGTACATAATCAAAGTTGAATGAGTCAAGCACCACTGCGTCGCCGTCAACTACCCACAGCATGTCAGTGAAACACTTTTTTGCGGCGGCGATGTGCGCTTGATGTATACCTTTTACTCCGTGTACACGTCTAGCAAATGGAAATCTACGGTTTAGCAACTTCCAATTGCTGTCAGCATTGGGTTCTTGATAACTTATGAATACAATATCGTACATTATGATCCCACAATAAATGTGTTTTTCATACGTGGTGGATTGGTATACAACGATTTAAATAGTGTACTTTGCTCACTGGTGAATGGATCAGCCATAGACATATCTAGTTCATGTTTAAGTGTTTCGCCGATACCCATAATTTCAAATGGTAACATCTTGTCAGTTGTTTTACTGTCATGTTCTGTCCAATAGGAATTTAACCATTTAAAGTCTCTAACATTGACGAAATCCCAGTCAGTACAATTGGTCATATAGCAACCTTGTCTGGCGCCATAGATTGCCCATTCACCATTCTTAACATCCATTCCAACATGCATCCATACTAACAGTCTTTGAAAATTTTTCCAGTGTACTTGTTTTACAATATTGTCTGCTTTTGACCCTTCGAGCAAACCCATTTTAACACCTTCACGGAATCCAGCTCGCCAGGCCTGTTGGGCATTAGCGTTGTTATATACATCGCTCATACATTGTTCCATCTGTATGTAATTGATATCCCAACAAAAATCTACTTGTGTCTTGGAATTGTCACTTTCAGCTGCTTCGTGTGTTTTCATGTCAAGTACTAACTGAGTAGGCCAACATTTGATGCCGCCGTTACCGTAAATCAATCCATTGATGACATTTTGTGCTCCCCAACTAATAACACTTTTATCAAGTTCAACTTCATCTTTAAATTCAACTTCTTGTTTAAGAAACTCGGGACGAATTTTGTTGTCGCCATCTACAACTATTAATCGATCTGTTTCACTTAGCCTAGCACAGGCTTTATGTGCGGCATCACTACCTTCTACACCATGTACACGTTTTGCCCATGGCACTTTGGTCAGTAAGTCTGCGTAATTTTCTTCGGCATTTGGTTCGTCATAGCTCAAATATACAATATCGCAGTCCATAACTTTAAATTTTTGACTCATTTAATTTCCTTTAGCCCGTACGATTTAAACGATCGAATCGGCACAACACTTATATTGTTTATGTCTTTTTCATGATCATGAATAAAAAACAAATCAAACTTGCCAGTTTTAAGATTATCTGGTTGAACAACTAGAGTAGAATACAGATAATGCGGGTCATCTTTCTTACAAATAAAAAATACAAAATCAGAACTTATTGCTAACTGATCTGTTAGGTCTGGTCTAACATGAATTGTCCATTTAGATTCTAGTAGATTATGATCTAATGTAATCTCGTTTTGATAAGAAGTTGTCCTAGACATTACAACAGGAAACGGAGTTTGTATATCTTGTTGTTCGGATTCGTGTTCAACAACACCCTTACTTAGATTGAAAAAATAATTAATTTTATATTTCTTACAGTCTTTATTGCCATCCGATAAAAAGTCTAAAATTAATTCTAGATCAATTTCGAAATTCTTAAGTACAGGATCTTGAAAATTGTTAACGTAGTGTACTCGACCTGTATCATCGTATTGTACATACATTTTGTTAATTACTGTCATGTTTGTCTAGACAACTTATGTAGTATGTCTTCGGTTAAAAATTCATCCTCTACATAATGGAATAAACCTTGTTGTTGTACGTTACCAACTTTTAACTGGCAATCATCCGAGAAATAACTAGGTAACACACTTGTCCATTTTGCGGGTACATTATTCCACCCTTGTAATGCGGGCTTCATGTGTGTAAAGCCGGGTATAAAAGTTTTGTTAACTAAAACTTGCGATTCGCAATCCATAAATTTTACAGCAAGGGCAGCATTTACATCCATGCTACAAAATTTTTGTGGCTGTGTTGATAAAAATTTTTGATAAAAAGTTTTCCAATTGGCAGTTAGCAAGTCGAGCCATTTAAAAAACTCATAGGATTTATTTGTTTTTCTAAAATAAAATGCTCCAACATACAAGTTAGGTAACGCATTTGCTGTAAAAGTTTTACGATAAAAATCACTTGTTACAATGTTGTTTCTATAATCAGTAACTGTGGATGTAAACAATAGTTCATGCTTGGATAAATGTGGCCACCAATGATCGTTGGAGTTTAGCAATATCATATCAGTATCATAGACAATATTCTCCTTGAATGGAGTAGCATGAATAATTTTCCATCTATTTTCTATTTTCCATACAGAATCTTTTGCTATATCAGTCCATGGAATAGGAACTATATAATCAAATGCGTGTTTGTATTCTTCAGGAATATCGTCATTGGTAATAACACAAGTTTGATTGTGTTGTTTATTATGTTTTTTAATACTTAAAGCTAAAGCACAGGCTTGTCTAACATAGTCGACTGTGGAATTTTGTGCTAAAAATACATGACCTTTACTCATTGTTAACACACCTTAACAAACTATACTTGTTCATAACATGAACGTCTAATCCTGAAGTTTTTAAAGCGGTATACTCACCAGGTGTATTTTGTTTTTCAACAAGAAATTTCATGGTGTCGCCATCGATATCAATAAGAAAATCAGTATCCAATGTATAAAACATCTTGCTAGGTAGTTGGTTAGCAAATACACCATTTGTGAAACCATTCATCATGTGTATTGCTATGCTATAAGCATAATCATTTCTAAAATTTGTACTTTGAATTTGATATACAAACTTGTAATAAACCCAATTTAATTTAATATGTGTTATTAAATCAAAAAATTGTTTATTAAGTTCAGTTTTTCTAAAGAAAAATACAGTGGCCCAATAGAACGGTACTGAATATTCGCTTACATGATCAAATTCTGCGCTACTTCGCCATTGTGCTAGATCACAATATTTGGAATAAATTAAAAAATCATGCGGCTGATTCCAACAATAGTTTAAAGTTGTCGAATTAACTATATAATCAACATCAATAACCAGCGTTTCATCGTATGGAGTAAGCTCGTAGCACCGAGACCTGGATGTATTTTTCCAATGTAACGTTTTGTTACTGTCAGTGCCGTCGTGAAATCTTTTAGTATAAGAAGAATTATCAGTTATTTCTATAATTTTATCAAATACGTTTTTTGAAATGCTGGGTTTGCTATCAGTTACAATACTAACTGGCACATTTAGATACTTTGTTATTTGCTGTGCAGCAAAAATAGCTAAATCAGTGTATGCTATTTCGCTGTTGTTATTTGCGAAAAGTAAAACGCCCTGTGTCATACACTGAGAATACCTTCCACAGTTCTATTCTTTCTCATCTGATCGTATCTTGTATAATACCCGTTAACGGCAAAATGATATTTTGACAGCAACTCCTCTAAAAATTTAGAGAGATCAACAATGTCAACAGGTAATTCGTTATTATCTACCAGTACTGTAGATTCATTGTTACCAATATCAACTAGCGTTTTGGTAAAATTGATTAGCTCACGCGATGCGGTAAAGATTCCGCCATTATGATAATGAATTAAATTTTGATAAAATTCTTCTTTAAGAATTTGCTTTTGACTGGCCAATGTTGTCATATAATTGGCAGTTTCAAAGGCTTTTTGAAATCGTTCGTCCACAAAAAACTCCTAGGTTTATAGTATAGTATACTATCTTAGCCTAGGAGTGTCAACGATTTAGAGTTTATTGATTAAGAAGCCGATGCTGCAAAAGCGCCTACGCTTGCTGTAGGCGCCGGAACGTCTACTGTGATTGCTACGTTTGGACGAACGATAAAACAACTGCTTTCCATTCTGGAACCGCCATTACCATTAACCGGTTCGTCCACTGTTTCGGCGCCTTCAATTACGTCATTGTCAGCCCATGTCAATCTAAATAACAAAGCGTTAGTACCTGATGTCTGCACTTCAACTGTAAATCTATTTTCAGTGTACCGGCTCACAGTAGATGCTACATTTACTAATGTTTGGTAAGTGCCAGTTGTTTGATGATATCCTATACTAGATCCAGGAGTTGATCCACCGTTTCCTGGGTTAGTAGTTCCGCTAACGCTTGAATTTGCTGCAGCAAATATGAAATTTCCCATGCCACTCAACATATTGGTCCAATCGGTATCCTTTGTGTTGTCTGCTGTACCGCTTCTAGTGCTGGTAAATTGAATTTTGCCGCCTGCGTTAAAGAAACATCTGATATGATTGGCAGCTGAAACTGATAATCCGCCAACATGTGTGTAGCCGGCAAAAGTTACTGTGTAAATTTGTCTTAGGTAACGAGTACTACTTGCGTTTACGCCCCATGCGCCAGCATACTGACTAGGGTTGGTAACACCGCTTGGTGCTGTTGCTGCACTCAATTGGGCTGCGTTTGCCAATGATCGTTCAGCATTAATACCAATGGTACCAGGACTTCCGTTGGTAAACAAATTGTATTGATCTCGAATGTCTTCACTAATAACAGTGCTACTAGTAATAGTTTCCAACGTTTGGCATGCGCCGCCGCGATTAGCACTAACGTTTGCTGCACCGTTTACAACTGCTAGATTGGTTTGGTGTGTTCTACATTTGACCAAGTCAGCACGTAGAGTAGTCCATTGAGCAACTGTAATGATTGCTCCAGAACCTACTTGCGCACTGGAAACTGTTTGTCCGTATCCTTGTGTAGACGAACCAAGGCCTAATACGCTGTTAACTGTTGCTTGAATGTTGTTAAAATCCGACGCCGTAGCTCGTGTTCCTCTTCCTGCCATGGTAGTATTCCTTAAATAATTATTGCTTCTATTAGTTTGACGCCTGCGTCATCGCTACTTTCTAATGCAATAGCAAAAGTATCTGGAAAATTTCCAGCACGGACGGGTAAATTCTGTAGCAACACGTGGGCAGGACCTGCGCAACCGTTACTGGCTGCTATTAATTTGTCACCTTTAGTCACTGCTCCAATAACTTTAACTGGTACACGACCTTTTAGTGCGATATATGTGCCGCCAACAAGACCTTCATTCATCATAAAAGCTGGACTTCCACTTACTGCACCAAATGCACGGGTGCCCATTTGACATGCTGTAACTTCTTGCGCACCGCCCACAGTTACCACTGTGCCAATTTCGTATTCGTCATCTGCCAAATATTTTTCAGCCAAGTCAGCAAACAATGCGGCTGTGGCTGTTCCACGGAAAATTGTAGCACACAAGTCGCCGGCTGAATCTCTTACTGCAATAGTATCTGCAACTCCATCATCTGGAGCTGAAACACTAGCTGTTCTATACACGCCAGCGGCAACTTGTAGTGTATTTGCCTGCGTTGCTGTAGTTGCGGTAGTTGCGGTAGACGCATTACCCAAGAAAGAAGTTGCGTTTATGGCTCCTGCGGCAGTTCTAACTACCACTGTGTCCGCGGTGCTGGCTACTGCTGCATCTGCGTAAACTACGCCAACTTTTAACTTGTCTGATTGAGCGGCAGTTCCAGAAAAAGTAGTACCGTACACATCTTTAAATTTAAAAGAACTAGATCCTAGATTCGTTACATTATCGACGCCTGGTAAAATATTTGCGCCCACTAAGGTAAGTGGCGTATTTGGTATGGTCGGTGTAAGAGCGTTGTAAGTTTGGAACTTGATTGTATTGTTAATTGAAGTTTTAAATATTGGTGTTATGCCGTCAGTGTCAATTTTTACTTCGAGATCATCGCTATCGCCAACAGTATAACCTAGATCTGAAAAATGTACTAGCACATCGAAATTAACAGTGCCCTCATTTAAAACAAAATCGTCAGATGTGTAACCGTTTAATTTAAGACTGTTACTGACAGTTCCCCAAACAATATCTAACGGAGTAGCATTAACACCTGGGTCAGTTATACCATCAGTATTATCAGTATTTGCCAGCGTAATACCAGACTTTATTATGCCAAACCCTGGCATTGTTGCTTCACTAGCTGTACTCAACTCAAACGAATCTGTTGAAACAACAAACACAATGTCGCCATCGACAAATGCTTGTATAATTCCGTGTGTGCCGGCGACGGTGTCTGTTACTGAAACAGATTTCATTTGAGTGGTGCCAAGGCCGCCAACACCTTGTGGACCCACTAGAACGTATGCGGTGCCGTCGTAAACATATAACTGCTTGTTGATAGTTTCAAACCAGAAATCACCCTGTCCCAGACCTATTGGGCCAGTTGGGCCGGCAGCACTTTCTGCGCCTCCTGCTGTTCTCCAGCGGGCGCTGGCAGCATCATAAAATTTAATTTTCTTAGTAGTGGTATCGTACCAAATTTGTCCGCTAATTGGGCGGGGAGGTGAAGATCCTCCAGCAAAATTCTCTAGCAAATGAACAAAGTTTTCGTTTTGTACTTCACCGTAGCCGGCGTAATTTTTACCAATTAATTTAATATCTAGGGTACTATCTATAGTACCGTCTTCGACTACCGCAATGGTTGTTCCATTATACTTGTCAATGCTATAAGGCATAACTGTTAACCCCCTGATCTATTATATTTAGCTCTATGTACATATTCATTATGCAATTTTTAATTCAAACTAACCCAAGAGCCTGGGCTAATGTAGGCTTGTACCTGGTTAGCAGTGCTATTATAGATAAGTTCACCATAATTTAGTGCGCTCAATGTTCTCGATGCAAGTTCTAAATTAGAGTAAGACGGTAATTTGAAAGATGCTCCGTTGATATTGCTTGTAGAAATATTAACAACTTCTACATCGCCGTATAACAAAGTACGCGAACGTTGTGTTGGTGATGCGCCTGGTGTAATCTGTACATTGTATTGTTCTTGTACGGTTGTATCGTCCAGCGAACTTAATCTAATTCCGTTTGCTCCGGATTTTATTAATACAGAATTTGTAGTGGATTCTAAGACTAATTGTGTATTTGTGACGTCACCAGTAACGTCACCAGTAATGTTGCCAGTGACGTTACCCAAAAAAGTTGCAGTAGCAGCACTGGTATTAAGCACAGTTACATTAGTATTGCTAGAAACTACGTTTCCTTTTAAATTAGCTAATATATCAGAACTAACAGATAAATTAGATAAAGTTCCAAGACTGGTAACATTAGGCTGAGATGCAGATAATATTGACCCTGTAACATTGCCTGTAACATTGCCTGTAACATTGCCTGTTACATTGCCTGTTACATTGCCTGTTAGATTACCAGTTACATCGACATAAATTATTGCTGGAAGTTCTAAACTTTCGATATAGCGCCAACCTTGAGCAGAATTAGCATATATCAAACCAAATGATGCTGCGGCGTCATTTACAATTAAATCTTCGTCTAGTCCAAAGATGTTATCCATAACATCTAACTCAAATACTAAATCGTTAGCAGGACTTGCGCCGCCGACGGCAGCACCAGACACTGTTATAACATCTCCTGTTACATATCCATAACCTGAAGTGGTCACTGTGATGGCGGTGTTTACGTTATTATATCCTGCTGGTGTTGCGGATGTTGTTGTTACCGTGACAATGATTCCGTTACCTGCTACACTGGTTGTAGTAGTTGCCAACCCAATAAATGTATTTGCTATACCTGCACTTAATCCAGTAATTGTAGCAGGATCTATTCTTCTATATCTAGTTATGATTAAATTATCAGTATCGAATGTGCTGTCATAGTCAAAGAAACGAATAGTGTCACTAGAACTTACAACATTGGGCAATGTCACAGTCAGTGTACCTGAAATTGTGCTTACTAATAATCTATCATTTTTACTAGATTGATAATTGGCATTGACATTAATCCAAGGTGCTGGCAAACTAGCTGTTAATGTTTGTAAATTTACTGCGTCTGTGCCAGCAACTGGATTGGACAAACTTGTAATTCTACTAGTGGCAACATCAACTACGCCAGTGCCATTAGGCGATAATACTAAATTAGTATTTGTAGTAGTAGTTGAGATTACATTATTGTTAATATTGATGTTATCAACTTGTAAACTAGTCAATGTTCCAATACTGGTCAAGCTAGAATTAACAATACTCGATCCTAATGTTGTAGAGGTTAATACATCAACGCCGTTGATCTTGTATGTTTTGCCAAAAGTAATATCAAAATTCTGATTGCTGGTCCAAGAATCGGTAGCATCTATCCATGATAAAGTTTTATCGCTGGCGCCTTTAAGTGTAAGGCCGCCGCCGTTGGCTGTTACATCAGTTGGTGACGCAGTATCACCTAATATTATATTGATGTCATCTATGGCTACGACTGTGGAATTAATAGTTGTGCTAGTACCGTTAACTGTTAAGTTACCTTCGATGACAACATTGCCAGGTGCTAGCGTAGTTCCAATGTGTAACATGCCTGTAGGGGCATTATTAAAAATGCCAACTCTATTAGTTGCAGCTTTTACTGTGATTGCATCACTAAATGTTGATCCTTGTTTGGTTGTTATTATAAAGTTTTGACCGTCAGGGTGTGCGATATTGCCGCCGAAATTACTACGAATTCGAATATCATCATCGGATACCAATATAGTATTTTTTTGATTTGCGCCCAGTATCAAAGGTTCTGGATTGATAATTGTAAGACTGCCTGTAGTACTGTTATCGTCAGCAGTTAACATAAAACTGCTAACTGGTTTTAAATTTCCAAGATTATCAACTAGCGCATCTGCACTAGATGCTGTAGCGTTGAGTTTGAATCCCGATACAGTACCAGCATTAAATCCAGGTTTGATAGAACCTGCATATCCGGGTATTAAACTACTAGGTGTAAATTCTGTATACTTACTAAAAATTCCTAATAACGTCTGAGCAGCCCATAACTTTACAATCACTCGCGAATTACTGTCAGTGTCTGCTATTGTGGCAACTTCCCAACCAGAAATACCTTGACTATCTTTATAAATTGGGCCTGCTAGTTGTCTATCAGTGCCATCATAAAAGTACAATTGATTTTCATTGCTGTCAATCCAAAAATCACCTTGAATAGGATTTAGCGGTGCTGTACCTGATACAATCGGACCACTTCCAATTCTAAATCCATTACCGTCATAAACTTTTAATCTGTTTTCACTAACGTCAAACCATATTTGTCCAGTTATAGGATTATTAGGTTCACTTGTACTGGCAAAATTTTCCAGAAGCTTTACAAAATTTTCATTAAGATATTCGCCGTAGCCCGTAACATTTTTACCTATTAAGGCCAAGTCAGTGGCAGTGGTATCGATAGCACTATCGATAATTTCTGTTAGCAAGCTGCCATCTGTTTTGTTAATCTTATAGGTCATGGTAAGATCCTGCCAGTAAATATAATATAGTTGATTGTTTGATACGGATTCATAACGTCTAGTGCTGTTTGTGAAGTATATCCCTGAATGCCGCCACTGTTTGGTAACAACTGACCAGCTGGGGATGTAAAGTGTATGCTTTGTGCAATAATTTCTGGTGCGGTAGAAGGGGCGCTGCTAACAGCTCCATATTGATTATTCAAACTATCCTTCATATCATGTAAGTGATCTGGAATGTTTGAGCTTGATAATGTTTTCTGATTATTACCGCCTGAAACACCTAATATTGTTGCGCTCGATACTCTGCCAGCTACACCACCACCGCCATCTTTTGAACCAATTGCTTCCAGCGTTAGTCCTGTGGCACCAGTAGGATAGCCAACAGTTTGACTTTGACAACTTACAACTATAGTTGTGTTAGTAGTTCCAACTGTAACTGCTGTAATCGTAACCGGAGACAAATTATTTTGAAGCGGTGTACCGCTTAATGTTCTACCCAATGCCCTTGTCCATGGTCCGTTTATAGTAGCTGAATTTAAAACTGTAAATGTTGCATCGATGGCACCTAATGTTGTTATAGCAGTCATAGAACCTAGTGTGGCCGATACTTGTATATTGATAGTGTTACCGTTATCCATGTCATCTTTGCCTAGCGCAAAACGTCCACGTAAGTCTGGAATTCTAAATGTTTGATAACCTTCCAAGCCAGTTGGATTTGATATAGCATTATATGTGCCAGAACCGTACTTGGTGCCTAATACTGTGAACAGTTCGGAATATTGACCCTGACTTTGTTCACTGCCGTCACATAATAAGTATCCTGCCGGAGCAGTATCGCCAGCAAAAGGCATTATACTGCCAGTAGGCACTGTGCCTGCTGTGGAAAACAATACAGCTTTGCTAATTTTTCTTAAAGCAGGCGATGCTGTAGATCTATAAACTAAAAAGAAATCACTATCTACTATGTTTGATAATTCTATTTTTCCAGAAATAACTTCGTCATCTAGTACTGTATTAAATGTGCCGCCAGGATTTACTGTTAGTGAACCAACTATACCAACTGGCATAGAAGTTGTAGCAATAGAACCAGTAGCAATTATATTAGTAATTGCTCCAGCTACTGGAGTTGTGCCACCAGTAGCTGTAAAAGCTACAGACGAGCCCGTAATTGAACCGCTAACCGTATATACTCCGCTAGATCCGAGGCTACCTGAACCATTAGTTGCTGTTACAGTTGATCCTATTACCAAGCCAGTAGTCGAACTCATACCAGTGATAGTGCCTGTCCAAGGTCCACTTCCAGCAATACTGCCCACAGTACCTGTTGTACTAATTAACACAGTGTTAGAACTGGTATATGTAAATGTGTTAAGACCCGTGACAGTGATTACCGAACCGGCTGTTATAAAAGAAGTTAAAATTGCTCCGGGACTTACAGTATTATATTCTAAGCTAACAATATAACTAGAAATATATTCGTGCGGAACAATGGTAGTAACAGTGACTACCCCAAGAACATTTTTAGAAACTGTAGATACATATCTAATAGGAACTGCTGATGCTCCGTTGAAAGCAATGACATTGCTAGTGATATCGCCTCTTAAAGAGAATGCCGAAGTCTTTGCTAGAGATACTGCTGATCCCGACACATTACCCGACACATTACCAGTTACATCTCCGACAAATGTAGTTCCATAAAAATTCTGAGCATAAACATTTCTAAAATTATTTCCAGAAGTACCAATGTCGTGTTTTGGAACTAACGGCGTTGTGTTACTAGTTACTATGGCCGCACCTGTGGCTGCAGAATTTCCAACTGTAACTTGTCCAACTACATTAGCTGCACCGCCAACATATAAGGCGCCAGCCACGCCTGCGCCGCCGCCAACCACTAAAGAGCCAGTGGTTGTACTTGTAGAACTAGTAGTTGCTGTAGTTTTTATGCTGCCGCTGGCTAATAAATTACCAGATACGTCCAATGCTTCAGTGGGTGTCTTATTCACCCCTACACGTTGATTTCCAGTTACAACTAACACTTCGTTGGCAACGCCGCCAGAAGTAGTTGTTTTAAAAATTAAAGACTGTCCTGGAGTTTTATGATATAACAGGGCACCGGTTGGAGATATAGACAGCGATGTTTCTAATGAGCTGCCTAAAACTAGGCCGCCACCATTCCTAATGTTTAATGTATAATTGGTTGTACTTACAGTATCGCTGCGTAAGAAATTCGTGGACGGAACTATACTAGTACCTACAACTAACGAATTTGCTTTTTCGCTGGTTCCCCAGAATTTATTTAAAACTCTTCCGTCGAGATCAAAGTCGGCTGTAGATAAATTAACGCCTTGACGTATTACTTCAAAACCGTCAATTGCTAATTTTGGAATAAATTCATCTTTACTAACAATAATAACTGGAAATCCACTAACGTATAAAATTAAGACAGTTTTATTAGTATTAGTATTTCTGTCTACTAATGTTTCTGCTTTTATTCCAGACTCACTGCCTTCACTAAACTGAGGGCCTACTAAAATCCAAGTAGTTCCAGCAAACAAATATAATTGCTGATTTGTAGTGTCAACCCATAAATCGCCTATGATACTATTTTCTGCAGAAGGTTGTGTTGAACCTTTTTTAATGTTTCCAGCTTCGGTCCATTTTGTACCATCGTAGAGTTTTAACTGCGGACGAAAAGCTGACGTGTCGTACCATAATTGTCCAGTGATTGGAGAACCTTCTCCAAAAACTGAGCCAGGAGCAGTGTTCCTAGCAAAATTTTCTAGTAAACGTAAAAAATTAGTACCGATGGCAGATGCATAACTTGTAGAATTCTTTCCAGGAAATGTCAAACTGGTGCTAGTGTCAACACTGCCGATGCCGTCTGGCACTGATATTGGATTTTGAGGATTACCAGAATCACTATAATAAATGTTGTAAGTCATCTTTACGCAACCTCACTTAATCCAGTTAGACTTTGAATTCTAACAGTGTAGTCGATTTGAATAAGCCTGTTTAATGACTTTTGTACTGGATGAAAAATAACATGGGTTAGCAATCGTGGATTATTAGTTGTACTATACGAAACTAAACCTAGTTCATCGAATACATAAGCACTATCGTTATTACTGGTATTATCAAATGCTTCTTGACCGCTAGGCTCACCATAATCTAGTAAACAGGTTACAAATACATCAGTATAATTTTTACCAGTTACATGACGTGTTTCAATTCTATTACGAGTCGGATCAAGATTAGAACTTAGTCTATCGTTTACCACTTTTGTATAAGTTTCATTGTACAGACTAGCATTAGTACCAGTCGAGTTAGGAGTAAGATAAGTGATGATACCTGTAGGATCTACGCTAGTACCGCCATTGCCAAATGCCATTGAACTAATGAATCCTTGGCCTTCGTTGGCTAAACTCTCGGCAAGGGCAACACTCATATTTTCATAATGAATAGCATTACGTTTGTTTACTGCCACTTCGCCTGTTTCAGGATACCAAATTTTGATATGGCCTTCAACTAGAATTCCAGATAGATCTTTACCTTGCATATTGTTCTCTTTATTATGAATTACATTCTGCCTACAACAACTTCAATAAGACCTTCATCTCCATCAAAATCTTCTAGCGCTTTACCAATAACAGTTCCCATAGAAGGGTTATTACTAGGACGGGCGAAGCCGCCGCCAGCACTAATAAGCATGTCACCTTTCTTGATATTGCCACGAACTTTACAAGGAACTCGGCCAGTTAACGCTAAAACTGCGGTGTGCTCTCCATTGCTTACGCTACACTCAAGGCCTGTGTTCATTATAAAACCTGGATCTGTAGAAACAACTCCAGCAACCCTGCGTGTTTCATCTTCAGCTATTGTAACTTCATGTATGCCGCCAAATTCTAAAACAGTGCCTGCTTCATAGCGAGAATCAGCTACGTATTTTTCTGCCAAGTCAGCAAACAATGAACTAGTGGCAGTTCCTTGGAAAAGCACAGCATTTAGATTTCCGTCAATGTCTCGGCAAGCGATAGATAAACTAGTACCTTGACTTGCTTCGTCTATCGTTGCGGTTCTGTAATTGGCGCCTACTTTTAAACTGTCAGCTTGTGCTGCGGCGCCTGTATTAGCAACACTGAGTACACCAGCATTGATGGCTAAACCGGTTCCTACTTTAACTCCACCCAACACAGTTGAGCTAGCAGTAGTCAATGTGTAAGCACTTGCAGAGCTGATAACGCCGCTACCGTTGATGGTAACAGTGGTTCCGTCTACTCGTACACCACCTAGCACGGTAGTTGAAGCGGTGGGCAAGCTGTAAGAAGCTGCTTCGTTTGTTATAAATTGTAGTTGCCCGCCGCCATTTGTACTCAATATTTGGCCTGCGGTGCCGTCAGCTGCCGGAAGTGTAAATGTTGTAGGTACGGCAACTGATGCGGCGGCTAGCTCTGTGTATCCAGATGATGCCCCCAAAAGTTTTAAATTTGCCATGTTGAAATACTCCTAATGATAATGTATTTATTTAAAATATAATCCACGTAGATAATGGTGCAACTTCTACGGTAACGTTACGATCAACAACAACAGGCCCTATACTTGAAGCAATTTTATTGTTGGATATGCTATAATTAGCTATAATTGTGGTGTCTTGTTCTTGAATTGGAGATGCTGGAGGGATTACAGGAATAGTAGCTGAAACAGCGCCTGGGGTGTAAATTGTCCAAGTTGCGTTTCTTTCAACTGTAAATGTAACTGTTCTATCTAGAGTAATTGTACCTATACTATAAACTACTTTATTGTCAGCAGTAGTGTAATTGTTAGTTACTGTTTGATCACTTTCAGTAAGAAAAGGGTCAGCCTGTGTGGACAACACAGAGTTATCCATGATTAATCCTGAACCTACCCGAATTCCACCTAAAACTACTTGTGTTGCGCTGGGTAACTCATATTGAGAAAACGCAATTGACAATACTCCTGAATTCATAACTAGCCCAGTGCCAACTTTAACTGTACCTGAAACTAACGTACTAGCACTTGGAATAGTAGTAGCACTAACAGTAAGAACGCCTGCTGTATCTATTGCCAACCCTGCTCCTATAATTACACCGCCTAAATTAGATGTAGTTGCTTTTGGAAGCGTATAATCGCTGTAGTTAGATACAGATAGTATACCATCAGTGTTTATGCTTAGACCAGAGCCAACTTTTATACTGCCTGCCTGTGTGCTGCTAGCCTGTTTAAAAATATTAGATTTTAAATCTAACACCGTTATTTTTTTACTGGAAGTAGCATCAGTAACAACTATTACAGAGTCGTCTGCTGGCACTGATATAGGGTTTAAGTCGTTAATTGTAGCCATATTTTAGTATTCCAAAGGTTCGCCGTCACCAGCTGAGAGTGGGTTTCCGTCACCGCCCAAGACTCTATCTTCATATTTATCTAGGTATGTTTCTACCCAGTTTGTGCCAGTTTCTTTAAGGAAGTTAGCAATAGGATTGTTAGATTTTGCCAATCGTTGACCTATATCATTCCATAATCTACCCTGACGTTTTACCACAGTTATCTTAACTCCCGGAACAAATAGCCCTTTGACTGTAAGATCTGTCACATTTAATTGTAATTGGACAGTGCCGTTAATTTCGAACTCAGCATTAAACACCACATCACCTTCTGTGCTATATGGATAATTTAAATTAGAGTAAACACTATATTGGTGTTTTTTCAATCTATACCCTGCTATAAACACTTCCATATCATTTATGCTAGGAATATAAGGTAATGTTACTATGCCAAGGTCGCCTATAGAAACAGTATGAGTTACAACGATGCTTTCATCTTTATACGGAATAGTTTCGCTTGCGCCAAGGCCTTGAACTAAACTGTCTGCGCTGTGGTAATTAGGCATACCAGTACCCAACGTTCCCCTGTGTAACTGACTTAGCACATTTCCAATTTTTACAAAGTACTCGATGCGTTCTCCGTTAATTTCTATAATACCAGGCACGTTTCTGCTAGGCATCGGATTGTCTAATGTACTAGCATCATCCACATGAATTTCTTTATCAAACTGGAACAAATCCCTAGCAAGTAGTGTAGATTTTGATTTGTTCAGACGCTTATAGTGTACACGATTTAAGATATCTTTGAATTGCATATAAGCAAAACTTTCATGGACTACTACATTTGTAAAGGCCATTACCTGTAACACATCAGAACTAAACAATGAGTCTGCTAACTTAACAGTAATAAAATCATCTTGAAGATAATAATCAATGCCATGCATTAACAGCTCTCCGTTTTTAATTACCCATACAAAATCACCGGACACTGCTGTGTTACGTAATTTAAAGTTGCCGCCCAATTTGCTAACAAGTTCGTAATATTCTGTAGTTCCGTTTGTTAAAGAAGCAGCAGGGATTAACTCGTCAATAGTTCTTTCAACTTTTAAAATATTGTGGTTATAAAAACTTATGATTTCAAAAGGTGTATTAGAAGGATATGAATTATTAAATGTTATAGAATTATCAGAATTTATAATATAGTCTGCGTTAGAGTCTACCAACACTGTTAATGCGGATCCGTCAGTGTAAGCATCGGGTTTTAATTTAACAGTTATGTTTGGCTGGTCTTGAATAATTTCAAAATTAGCAGATAACGCTGCGCCAATGCCCGAGCCACCCGATAGGTTAATTGGGTTAGTAGGCGGCACATCATATGATCCTGCGTCAACAATTTCTAATAGTTGAATCTTGCCCGACCCATTTACAAATACCACTTCGAATTTTGCCAAGCTGCCAGTAGGTGAAACTGTGCCGCCAACAGCATCCAATACATCACCTACAACATAGCCTGTGCCGCCGGTGATTGTTAAAGATGTTGAGTCAATGCCATACACAATTCCAGTATAGTCAAAATCCAATATATATTCTGTGCCATATGCCAGTAATGTATTATCTTTATAGACTTTAACGTTACCAGGATTTATAGTTACTCCTAGATACTTGTAATCTCTTAAAGAGTATTCAAGCATAGAATTTTCAATAATAAAATAATTAGCACTTGCAGGTTTTAATATTGTTTGATTAGTTTTAACCAACACATTCTGATCCAGTGGAGAATTTAAGCCTATGATATTTCCCAGAGGATATGTATCAACACTTGTGTAAGTTAAATTTTCTAATTTTACAACACTAGACGTTTGGTCTGCAACTGATGTATCAATAATGTAATTAATTAGTGCGCCTGCTGGAGGTACTGCTTCAAATCTAATCCCTGCTCGACTCCTCCATGTTTGACCTACTACATCAGTGTACTGATCGTCTGTGCTGAATAGTTCATAGGCAACGACTGCGCCATTAACAAGAACTGTTGATGCTATTGTAGGCAACCAATTGGCTTTTGTCAAATACTCAGTGGTAACACCATCAGAAATAAAATAATCTAAATCTAATATGTTGGCAGAGTTGAAACTGATACTTAAAATATCAATCGCAACACCCTGACTCGGAGCAGTGTTAAAAACAATATTGTTGTTTTGATAATCAATAGTGTAATCCACGCTTAAAGTTTTAATTAGATTATCAACTTTTACTATTACCGAACTATCGTTAGGAAAATATTGACCTATTTTAAAATCTGTAGTAGATGCGTTGCCACGATGATGATTAAACATTATGTTCGGACAGCCGCCGCTTGGTCTGTGATAGACTTTGATTGCCACAGTGTCCATAACTTGCCCAGGAACAACTTCTTCAGGAGCGTAACTAGTATTTGCGCTTACTAAGTCGTCCCCGTCTAGAATTATGTCGTCTGCTGCCAATCCCGTAGCACTGGTATAGGCTAAATTGCCGCCACTTAATTTTGTATCATATTCGTCTGGACGTGCTCCGTAACTACCATCGCTAGTATCCTTACGGAATATCAATCTATCATCTACAGATAACGCTACTGTAATTGGCAAATTGATAATATCAATTTCACCATCTCCTGTAAAGGATAGCATTAATGCGTCATTGTTTGTTTGTAAAATTGTAGCATAGTTAGGATCATCTATTCTAATAGAAGGTTCATAGCTTGTGCCAGTATATCGACTAATATAGATATTGATCTGTTGATTTTCCTCTGGAACATATGGCATACGATAAGAATATGTTATCGAACTAACAGTTACAATATAATCTTCAAATTCAGGATCAATAGTATCCCACGGTTCACTAAACCACGGCAGTGCATCCCAGCCGGCATTAACGCCAAACCCGAGGCCAGTGATTTCTACACCACCGTAGTCAATGCCAGTCATTAGCTGTGCTAGATCTTTACCCAGCTGTCCCGTTTGTGGATCATAGTAAAAATTAATCCTATCAGGAGCATTTAAGTGTACAAAATCTTTTTTGTACTCAATACGAATGTTAACTGGTGTTGCGCTGTTGGCAGGAGGTGCGTTTTTAAAAGTAATTTGTCCACTGTAACTAGTATAACCTTTAGTTACAGATTTGACAACTTCTAATGTATAATCATCCCTGAGTACTTCAGCATTATCAATAGTTACATAACTTTCACCTACCTTTATATCAGGTGCCCATTTTAACAAATATTGAGTTCGTGAACCTGTACCAGAGAACGTTTCAACTGATATAAGTTCTGTAATTTCATAAACTTTGCTAGTTCTATCAAATTTAATTTTAACATAGTTACTTCTAACCACACCCTGGCCTATAATTGCCACTGCGGTGGCAGCAGATCCGGTAGTTGCTAGACCTCCTATGATTTCAATTCTAGGAGCTCGTATCCAGCGTGTGCCGCTGCTTACTAATTCTATTCTATTCACTCGTCCGTTTGATATGTAGGCTTTTGCTTCTGCTGCCACACTATTGGATAATTTATAAACTATACCTTGATATTCTTCGTAAATTTTTACTATCGGCTTGGTAATATATCCGGAGCCGCCATCTACTATTTCTATAGAAGTAATTTCAAAGCCCACGGTATCGTGCCAATGGCGCCATGGATATGTTAATATTTCACTAAAATCTGTAACAATTTCAGCGTTATCATTTACTTGAACCAACAAAGGCGCAACACTTCTGTTATCGTTAACCACAGGTAGTAAATCAAAATCAGATACTGAACTTTGAGAATAATCTAGTGAAGTGTAGTTACTAACGTACTCACGTACTTTAGTTCTATAGGGTTTAACTTCTTTAATGTATTCTTCAAAAAATTCTAAATTGTCACTGTTGTAAGTGACTTTTTGTTTTAGCTCACCTACATTATGTTGACTCTTGACAAAGCTAGTTTTAAACGCCCAGTCGATAAACGTCTGTTCGCTTAGTGCATATCGAACACAGGCAAAAAATACTTTTAAGTAGGATGTGCGATATTCATCGATTAGGATTTTGTCTCGTATTGTTTCAAGAATTATTCGCAATTCTGTCGTAGGACTGTTATCAAAAATATCAGCATCAAACAACGGACCATCGAATCCCAGTGTACTAGCTTTGAATTGATACAGTGATTCTAAGAATTTTATTGTACCATTCTGTCTGCCAATAACTGTGAAATTTTGTGTGTAATCTATTGTTTGTGTATCAGCAACTTTTAGTAGTAGCAGCCAGCCGCCGCGGCCCACGTTCCTAACTTTGGCAATGCTGCCAACATCCATATAGGTAGTTGTTAATTCGTAAGTGTTCTCTACAAGATAGTCTATCTTTACAAATTGATTGTATTCATCGGCGTACCAATCTAAATACTGCCAATATTTTCTAACATCATAGCTTTGACTTTTTATTCTAGACCATTGTTCGATGCGAGCACTCCATGAATAGATGCTCCATAAATCTAACGACTCGCTGTCGCTTCTAACGAGTACCGATACATCTCGAACAATAATGGCGGTGTTCGCTGTATATCCCTCACCGCTATTTTCTATTTCATAGTCAACAATTTTGCCTTGAGCATCTATTATAGATTTAATTTTAGCGTTTATACCGCTACCTGTAATTTTTACATTAGGACCATACCATCTATCAGGATCTAGTGTATTAGTCTTAGGGTATTCTCTAAGTGTGCCATATCCGTATCCTGATGAAACGATTGTGATACCCGTAATTCTACCATTGATAATTATAGGTTTTAACACTGCTGTTTGAAGTAGTGTAGTAGGAATAAATCGTAATTCTGAATCTGTGTCTATAGCAATATCCCACAATCCCGACACTGCGCTTGGTATAGGTTCGTAAGTATCTAATTCGGCAAGGTCATAATCATCGGCAATAAGTTCATTTTTAATAGAAGCATTTACACTTTCAACAAAAACTTTAAGAGCCTCGACTCTGTTCATAAACATACTTTGTCTAGGTTTAAATTCAATACCGTGTCGGTTCTTTAACGGCAAGCTAGTATCAGGTATAACTCTGTCATTGGAGTCCTTGCCAATTAAACTGTCAAACCACTTTTCTTCAATAGCTGTAGGTATAATAGTGTTTCTATTAGTACTCAATAATTTCCACTGACTATGATAGTTGCTAGTTTTGTTATCGCTTAACCAATACTGTACACTTAACGCAACATTATTAGATTGTAAATATTTTTCGCAATTCACTAATGCGAAACTATTTGTGCCTGTGAAAGCAATAAAGCTATATCCATATCCAGCAGGATCAGCAATTAACTGTGCTACATCATAACTATTCAACGTTCTGCCTGAAACGTTAGGAGCATCTTTTTTTCCTTTTACCCAATAAAAATAAGTTTCTTTAAAAGTTTTACTAACAGAGTCGTAACGTTTTTTAACACTATAAACTTCGTCGCTGTATTTTGGTGTGCCGCTGATACCTCTGGCTATTCCGGCATCAGTGCTTGATTGCTTAATCCAAGCTGAAGGCAATAACGAAGTTTCTACCCATTCGTAAACGTCTATACTTGCTGTTTCGTACAGTGTATTCCAGCTACTTGTTCTGTAAATTACATCGCCGCTTTGAGTATCTAAGAATTTAGCTCGTGTTAGATCCCACCATAGTTGACCAACTTGTACCGTAGTCCAATTCATACCGTCATCAACATTAACTGACGATGTTCCAACAGAATAGATAGCAGGATCGTAGAAAGTTTTATATCTGATTTCTTGATCTGCTACTCCTGGGATCTTACCTTGTAAAGGATCAATGACGTCTAAATATTTTACTAGCTCGTTAGTTACTGTATTATAGAGATAAACTTTTTTAATTTTTCCTATGTCTACGCTATCAACTTGCGTGTGAATAGGCATCCAGCTAAATTTTTCTCCGGGCTTGATATAAGAATAAACGTTTCCTGAATTTGTAAAACCTTGACTAGTTTCTTTAATAGCACTTACCAAGACAGTATTATTGCCCACAGCAATTTCTTCACCGTAACCAGAATTAATAACACTGATATTATCTAGACTCTCGCCGTAGACAAATTTAGTGTTGTACATATCAAAAATATCAATACGGCCTACATCCACTGCTACATCGATTAGTTGTAAATTACTGTTATCGAATGTAGTAGATAATTCATCAAACACCGTGATATTTTCTATGTTACCATTTTTAGAAAACACTACTAGTGTTTTATTATTCATAAATTCAATGTCGGTACCATAACGTTCGTTAACTTCGTTACGGGGACTATCAATAACTTGATAAGGCGTGCCCGTAGTATATGTAGAATCTGATTGCTTATAGATTAAGATTTGCCCTACATCTTTCTTGTTGCTGACATTCATTAATGTGCTACCAACCGCAATATAGTCACCGTCTGTTGTTATCGATACGCTTTCGCCAAATCTTTCAGCGTTGTCAACTATGTTACCTACTAATGTCTTAACCAAGGAATAGTTAGATCCAGTATAAGAATATACAAATACTTTACCAGATTCGGTATCTGCTGATGGAGCAGACGCTACGATTGTTAAATTAGTGTCAATTGCTAAATCGTATCCAAAGTAGTCACCCGAAATCGTACTAGTTGACAATGTTACAAATTGATTCCATACTGTAATACTGTCAAATTTATAAGTGTAAACTCTACCCTGATTGCTGTTATAACCTTCTGCTGTTATTGCCAAGATATAAACATCGCCTAGGCCCGAACCAGTGTAAGTAAAGTTTTCTATAGATCCAGTGACAGAATCTACTGTATTGATAATGATGGTTAAATCGTTGTCAACATTTGTGCCGCCCAATTGAGATCCTGGAATGACAATAGTTTCGCCGGCTTTATATCGCAAGCCTCTGTCGGAAACTAGTAATACATAAGAAGATCCGATACGTGTAACTGTCCATACTGCTCCGTTACCGTTTTCAGTGTATGTGCCTGTTAGTGCGCTATACAAAACAGTAGGGTTAGGTTTTCTTCCAAAAGCAAGATTTATACCAAATTTTTCGCCAGCTGAAGGTACAGGACTAACAATAGTATTTGATAAATCAAATTGTCCGTCGGTGCCTTGTTCGTATAAGAATACACACCCTTGATTTGTAAATCCAATATCTGCCAATGGTGCTGAAATTGCCAACCAGCGACCGTCTTTACTAAATTTGATTAGAGAACCAAACTCGCCAGGCGACAATACAGCGGTAGTCAAAATGCGTTGTTTACTTAACCATACATTATCCGAAGAACTTTTTTCATAAATTGTAACGCCGTCGATATCTGTTACAGCAGCCACGTTTCCGTCGTCAGTAATTGCTGTTGCTAAACCAAAGTTTAAATTTGTCCTAACGTCGATATTTAAAATTGTACCTTGACTATAAACAGGAGCGTATTGATACGTTGACCATTTACTGTGTCCGTTGTTGTCTGCCCAAATTAATTCGTTAGGTTTAATATAACGTGGAATAATAGAATTCGCGTTATCGATGTTTTCAACTCGATGTAAATTAAATTGATAACTTAACACTGTATCTTGGTCAGTCCAAGTTTGCCAACCTTGTACTTCTTTAGATACAGTAAATGTATTAAGAGAAACTGAAGCAACTATGTGGAATCCTTGAACAGAGACACTATTCTCTATCCCTACTACATCTCCAACAGTTAACGTTATTACTTTATCACAAACAATAGTTATTACTTTGTTCGAGTATGTAATATTGTTAATCTTAAAAGGTGTTTTACTAAATCTATAAACATTCCAGTCTCGATTTTCAAACGCACACCATACATAATCACCTTCTTTAAAAGACGAAATGTCAACAGTGATTAAATCTTGTAAATTATCTATGCTAAGTTTTACATCTTCCGAGCGTATATATCCCGGAGTTCTTAAATATGTGCCGGTAGTTTTAACTGGCCAAATATCATTAGTGTAGTTATATGGCTTAACATAAACATCAACAGGGCGTTGTCTATAGACAAAATCTGTTAGCAACGGATCGATAGAATTTACTAACTCAATCGGTTGAGGATTAGTTTTAAATTCTCTTTCGTCTAATTTAAATTCAACTTCGTCAAATGTATCCACTGCGCCATATTCTCCAACACGGAATGCCCACTCTTCGTCGAATGTTAAACTTTCCATGCCATCGGCACTTAGCACATCAAACAGTTTGTTTAAAACATTCTGTGTGCCTTTTTCAATAATCATGCCTTGATAAAACTTGTACTGGCTTACATCATTTTGAATAATGTTTTCAAGGTACTGACGTTTCTGATATCCAATTAAGTGTTGAGCAATTTTTTGCTGTCCGCTATCTAAATTGTCAGTATCTAAATCATAAAAGTCAGCAAAAGTCTCAGCTTTATAATCCCAGTTAGGTAATAGTTCTGCTTTGGGTTTTTCTGTTAATAATACCCAGCTATCATCATTAAATGTTTCTGTTCCTACTAAGAAACTTTTAGCACTATAATAAAACTCTTTGTGTTTAGCAATGTCGCCTAACGCAAAATCAGTCCAAGGTGTCCACGCATTAACAATAGCTCTGTCGTAGATAAAACCTGGAATTTCAAAACTGCCATTCCAGTTGCTAGTAACGTAACCTAGTACCTTAACTCTTTCTTGTCTGTATCCTGCTTCAGGATCATACACTGTGTCATTGAATAACGTTGTATTATCTAATACTACAATATGTTCTTTTTGTACAAGAAATAAAGTAGCTCCAAATATTCCGTGATTTGTATCTTGCGGCTGTAACGTAAATTCGCCGTCTTTTCTATAAGTTGTTATAAACTCAGGATCTAATTTTTGACCATCAACTCTAAAAATACTATATCCGTAAAATGGATCTGTAAGGTCATCTACGGCAGCAATATTAGATTTAAAAATTAATCGGTTAGCGGCTGGGCTTAAACTTATAACTGCACCTGCGGCCCAATTTTGAGTTGACCAGAATAGAAATTCTTTTACACTAGTTTCCCAATTGGTAATAACGGCAAGCTCGTTGTTGAAGTCGTCGAAAACAAAACCTTGTTGTTCTAGATAGGCTCCATAGCCTTGTAAAAAATCAACCATAGCTTGTATAGTTGTTATCTTAGTACCGTATGCCACAGTTTGCGGCTCATCGTAATCCCAAGTTTTTCTTAAAATAGCGTCTCTGCCGCCTACAACCGGCAACTCAGCTAGTCTAGCATAGTATTGACTGTCGAATGTTTCAACACTTGTATGATTAGTTTTTACTCTGTAATACTGATTGTTATTTTTAACAATCTTACCAGCAGCATAAATTTGGCCAGAATTCCAAGTAATGTAACCTTCACTAATGCCTCCAACATTTATTACCCTGTCATCTTGTCTAGATGGATAATAAGTGAAATACGGATTGTCAAAATTATAACCTTTTACTTCAAATCCGTCAGCAAATTTTGTTATTATTACTCCGCTATAAACAACTTTTGTTATGGCACTAGAAATATTTAAATCTACATAATAATTTTCTTCTGGCACAAACACACCGCCTGTACTGCTAGGAGTTTTACTGTCTAATAAAATTTTATATTTGGGCTGGCTGGTAAACGATCCTATACGTGTTGTTATTTTATTTGTTAGAGATGTTAAATCTAACTGGTATTCGTCTAGTCGTAAGACATTATCGCCTGATAGGTAATCTACTAGATAATTGATTAGGCCGCAAGTATAAGCTCTGGTATCTACATTTCTGTTGCTAGTTGATGGAATAACAATATCTTCTAATCGTAGACGTAAACCAGTTTCAGAATATACTAATTGGTTATTTAAATTTTTTACAATTCTACTTCTATCTAAACATCGACCTAACACACTGTTAGGCTGCATTAGCAGACATGTTTCAATAAGAGCAAACGCATAATAGCTACTGCGTCTCCATGCTGATTCAACTGTGGCTTGATCTCCAAATTCAAAATAGCCGCTGTCGCCTGATCGTATAGTACCAGATACCATTCCCGAATCTTTAGGGCTTATTAATACGCCCTGGTCGTTGACTGGTAATCCATAAGCTAGCGAGGACTTAGCAAATTTAACATCCCGTCTAACAGGCACGCCAGGTTGTCGAATAATACCCTCCTTAATGTCGTCCCATAGAATTAAGTTATCACTTGTATATGGCGCTGGACCATATACATCTTGCCACCAAGATGGTTCAATACTAAATCCTAAACATTCCCATGGATGACTATGCGGGCGAATTGTATCTAGTAACCAGGTATAAATTCCGCGCCATGCTGCGGGAACATCCTGATTGTCAGGTGTGAAGTTGCCTCGATAGTTATAGGTAAAACTATCAGTTTGATCGTACCCAATATGTTTTGTATAATCTTCTTGAATGTTAGTTGTCCACTGGAAGAAATACTTAGATAGTATTCTATTAAATTCTTTAAATGAATACAGAGTTGTTCTGCTGTAGCCTGGAATATAATCGTGAATATTAAAAATGTCTGAATTATACTCGCATTTTATGTTATTAAAAATTCTAGTTTCTAATTCTAAAATTAAGTCATCTCTGTAATCGTCAAAGGCAATAGTGATGCTACCATCGTGTCCTTGTATTACTCGAGTAGGTTCAGCGTAAGTATCGTCTAGATAAATCTTAGGTTCAAATTTAGGATATAACCCTAGCTTAGTAGGAGTGGCAGGGCAAAAACATCCGTCAGTAGTTTCATACTCGTATGCTTCAATAAGGTCGTCTTGTACGATGTCAATTAACAGTTCGAAAAATACGTCATCGCCAAATACGTAATCTCGGCCGTGTACAAGTTGGTCTCCGTTTAGATAAATGTTGACACTTTTATTAGATAGTGTTGATAATCCAAACTTGCTAGTTAACGGATATGTTTTTATTCTTGAATCTAAAACAGTATATTCTATTCTATTCGAAGCTGTGTAACCAAACATATCTGACAGGTAATATGGGCTTGTTTTTGGTCTGTCCTTGTTTATCATCTGTAAAACAAAATCGACATGTCGGCGTGGATCTGTATCTATTCCGCTTTCGGTTGCAGCAACTATGAATGCTCGTTTAAATTTGCCGTAGTCATTCCTTGCCATGTCTATGGCTTTTACTACGTTAGAACTTTTAGATCCAATATGATATAAACTAAGATTCATCGGTCCGCTATGCTGTACAAAGCGGACGCCGTAAGGACTCAAATTGCCGATATCTCTAAGATTACCGTAACCTGGATAAGTGCCAGTAAATGTTGTAATATTGTCAACAATAGATCCTACATGATCTATTACTTGACCTAGAGTAAACTGTTCTACATTGTGATTTAACGGATTGTTCTGTAAACTAATTGGAAGTTCATAATAACCATTAGAATTTTTTGCTTGTTTAGCAAAGCAACGTAGTGTTACAACATCTGTAGTTGTCACTGCTGTAGTCAACTCTACTTGTTTCCTAACTACACTAGTAGTGACAGTGTATTGATCTTTTGCTAATCGATTTCCATTAATATAAACTCGAACTTCTAAATCTGTTAGATCGTTTTTATTATCAAAAACATCAATCGGAAAAGGGATAGTTGTTCCGTTATATATATGATCCTTAAACACTCTGACCACAGGCTGTGAATCTTCAATTAAACTTGTAGTCCATCCGTTTTCGTAAGCTGCCCTGTTGATATCTTTTGATATTTTTAAATAGCCGGTTGCAGTATCTTTGTATAGTACATTGGTTATTTCTTTATAGGCAAATTTGTCTGTTAATAGATTAAATTCAAAAACAATATCACCGATATTATTAATATTCTGATATGTTAACGGAAAGTTCAACTCACTATCAACTGTACCTGTTCCTACTTTATAACTAAAAATCTTGTTACCTTCAAAAGTAGAGCCGTCATAAACTGAGGTGTCAGTGAAACTAATTTGATTTTTATCAAATAAATCAAACAACGGAGCTTGGTTTACCTTTGTTTTTATTTGAGCTAGTTTCCAAGTAGTGCCTGTAAACCAATAGGTCTGACCTTGATTGCCATTGATACTAGATGTGAGTGTTTCTTGAGTACCATAATTTATTGTTACAGATTCGTATAGTATGGCAACAGCGTCCGATTCTTCTGTTAATGTTATTTGCCTACGACTTCCTGAAAAGACTTCAAATTTATAAACAGCATCGACTGCTGAAAATATGTCTACCTGTTTTGTTAACGCAGTATTTGTGTGTAATTCAATGGTGAATGAATCTATAACTTTCACATAATAAACTTGTCTGTTTGTTAATCCTGGTAATGTATCAAAGCCATTGTTTAAGTAAGTGACACGGTTACTAGACGACAAGCCGTGTTCGCTAGCAAAGGTAAAAGTATTATTAGTAATATTAACCGATGTAGTTCCGTTAAAAGATAATTGTCGACTAGGGACAACTACATCGATAAAGTTTACTCGGTATATTTTGTTTCTAACAAGTATATCTGTATCTTTTGTGAAAATCACTCGCATAGCGTCAGCAAGATCAATTCCATCTACATTATAACCTAAACTACCTTCGATGGTACTAAAAACATCCTTTGTAAAATTATCAATTACATCAATATTTTGTTTAGAGCTAAGACCATGATTGTGTAATTTAATGCCTGCATTAAATTCAATAATAGGACGAATTGCCCTTTGTGTTTGATCCAAACCTGATTGAACATTATTGGCAGCAGCACTAGCAATAATAACATCTTGATGGAACCATCTATTATATCTACTCCAGGGGTTTTTGTCAGAGCTCGATCTATTGATTGTTATATAATCTTTAGTGCTAGGTAATGTACTAGCGTCGCCAAATGGCAACTGATCGAATGGATTGTCATCAAAAAGGATACTAGTTTCTTCATTAAATGATGTTCTAACTTCTAGATCTTTATCCCTAACTAATCGTATGGCTGTTCCAACGCCTTCTACATACCAAAAATCGTTGGCATATTCTTCTGGAGTCACTTGTCCTCCAAAACTTAATTTCATTCCGTTACTGATTCGCAAACCTTCTGCGGTACCGTTAGGAATAACGTATTCCTTTTTTCCAACAAAATCAGTTGTTAGATTAATTGCAGTATTTTCAGTAATGTCCAATACGTGAAATACGCCGCCGGTATCAACTGCGTTTTCACTTACATAAAATAATACATCAGGTGCATCCACTGGAACGGTAAAGGTAATTTTACCGTTTTCAACAGCATAGGCATCGACTCCTTTTGTATATCTATAAAGGTCGCCTGCAGTGCGCTGAGTTTTAATACTAAACGGATGTCCAACAACGTTAATATCAAAAATATAAGTTTGACCTCTAAATAGTCGTATCTTAGGATTTCTAATCAACCCCTCTAACGGGCCTTCGGGATTAAACAAATACGCAACATTATCAGTCTCGTCAACTCCGGTAACAGAGTACGTACTGATAATTTCTAATTCATTACCCAACACTTCAATAGGACGAGGACCAAAAGGAAGCCAGTAATACTGTTGGTAATTTACAAATTTGTCCCAGCAGATATTTGGATTCCAGCTATAAAATTCTTCACGATTCAATCTACTATGATTGTCAACGACACCATCAAACACACTGATATGGTTAATATGATCAATGTAATCTTTAAAAAATGTAGTATTTCCAAGATAGTCTTGAATGACTGCAGCAGGTTCTAGTTGATAATTTTGTCTAGTTTGATCAGCAGCTTCGAGAAATGTATCTGAACTAACAACAGCCTTGGCAGTTTGTCTTCCAACGTAACCGTTAAGTTTTTTAACTGTTCCAGGTTGAATTAGCTGATCTACTGTTGCTTGTAAAAACTTCTTGTTACCGGGTGTTCTATAAAACCTCGGTAATAAGTCAGCGCTCGAACGCTTTTCTACATTTGAAATAGGTACCTTTGGCTCGTTTTGATCGTTGCTATAGGCCATCAGTTACTCCCTAAACTTGTTATTGTTTGCTGACTCACTGCTGTTTGATTCGCTTGAATTACGGCACTCTTGATGTTGCTTGCGGTTATTGTAGAAATAATTTCTATGTCATCTATGCCGGCGCCGTTGATAAAAATTTGATCTTTTTCGCTACGGATTTCGTACAACCCGCCAAAACTTAAAGTACTTTGTTTAGGCACTATAACAAAATTTACAATATAAGGAGACACTTTATTCATGACGTAGGTTGATAATTCACTAAAATAGAAATTATCTCCAAATTCCCAATTTTCTAAAGCAAAGAATTCTAATATTGCCACTAGCACTCTAGTTTTAATATCATTATCACTGATTACTATTTCAGAATTTTTTACAACTTTAAATGTTGCCTGTAAATCTGTGGTAGCTTTAGATCCAAAAAGAACCTTGTACTTTGAAGGGTGATATACAATTTCATCGCTGATAGATTTAATTTTATTAAGTTCAGGACTTAATAAATTGTACAAGAAATCGCTGCTAGGAGGTAACGGTTCAGTAGTTCCTGCGCCAGACAACCATTGTCGATAAGCAATGTCATATTGCTTGGTTAGTACAAATACGTCAATAAGATTAGTTAATCCTGGATCAATTCGTGACTCGTAATCAGCGTTATGTATATATTGAAATTTAATTTTGTCTCTACCCACAAACACTTTATAGTCAAGAGTGGGAATAAAATTAGAAGCAATTTTATCATATATTTTAACAGTGTCAATATCTACAATATAAAAATATTGGCCATCTTGGTATTGAGAAATTACTATATCATTTTGTGTGTTAACAACAACAACAATGTCACTATCATTAGAAATATAACGATAATCTTCTTGACCTTGTGCTACAACATATTTTTCTAATACAATATATGTGTTAGGTATTACTAATTGATCAAATAATGTAGGATCATCAACTACGCCATCATCGTCGCTGTCATTGAATGTGACTTGAATTTTTTTAGTATCAACATAACCATCTAGACCTCGAAACTCTTCAGTAATTTCCCAATCTCTATCATAGGTAAATGGAGTTGTGCCGCCTGGAGACAACGGGTTGGTATTAATATTTAAAACTTTGATTACATCTTTAACAACAGTATTATTACGAGTATCATAAATTTTATCGCTAGAATCAAAGAAGAATCTTACCTGTTGGGCACTTTCAAATATGTAACGTGTTAATCTACTAGTCACTGTATAGTATTCTGTATCTGTCGTGAATAGCACTAGCCAACTACTGTCCGTTTTAGAATTAGTGGCGTCGCCTTGCCTACCAAGGCTAAAGACTTCGCTAGTGTTAAGATTTGTCTCTGTAATAATTTTCCATAATCTTGTTTCAATATCATATCGAAGACCGAATTTTTTATTTCCAAACACCAAATCTACCATGGCAGTTATAGTACTGGATTCTATGCTGGTTCTCCAAGCAGGAATGATTTCAGATAATACTGCAGTATTTGGAACTATATCATTTAACACAATAGGTCCTGATTTATCAAACAACAGTCCAGTACCATTGGCTGTTCCATCTCCCGCTATTGATACTGCTTTTGTCCAAATGAATGTAGCAGAATTCAATACTGTGGCAGAGCCAGGCACCAACTCATTGTTTTTTGTTTTATCAAAGTAATAACCGGCGGGCGCTGTAAATTTTATCAAGGCACCCACTGTAAAAAATCGTAACAGGGTACCAGTATAAGAAGAAACTTTTTGCTTTGTACCCGATACAGTATCTTCAATGTAGCCAGTACTCTGATTAACATCCAATGTTCTGTTGTACCATTTAACTTCTAATAAATTTACAGGAATTTTTTCAAAATTATCGTAGTAAAAATTTTTAAGATTAGATGATTTTAAAACGTCTGACAATTCATTATAAAGAATTGCCTCTATGTCTGTTCTAGTGGCGTACTTAAATCTAAAACTGTCAGAGAATTCTTGTTTATATATTAAACCGTCATCCGCAAACAAGTTAGTTTTGCTGTACTTGCCTGTTGGGTCTACTAGGTCAAAATATCGACTGATACCGCTTGAACTGCGGTTAACTGCTTTTACTTTTACAACTTGCTGATTAACACTTAGAGGACTAATATTGTAATCTTCTCCTGTAATCATTCTATTTTGTGTATAGTACGTGGCAGGAGCATTAGTCTTAATACTGTCGTTAGTTTCGGTTGGGCCACTATTAGACACGCTTGATTGTAAACTTAATGTCACACTCAATGTTTCAACTTGGCCAACTTGACTAATATAAGGAATATCTATGCTAACATTCTTAATATCTTTAGGATTAACAGTATAGTTTAGTCCGTTGCTGGTTCTGTAGTATGTTCTAAATGTGCCTTGTGGTAAATTACCAAACACACCGTCACTGAACACTAAACTAACTCTGTCACTGGCTCTAGTTACTACACCATATATGTTTCGGATGCTTTTGTTAAGACTATTATAGATAACATTATTGCCTTCGAAACTAGGGACTTGTGCCCAATACTCACTTTCCGTTCCGTTGTTATCTAGTCTATATAACCACACATCACTGTTGTTAATGTTAACTGCGTCTAGGTCAACTGATTCGTCTGTGGCTGGCTGGCTCAGTGTAAAGCTGCCTTGATTCAATGTACCTTGAGTAAATCTTAAAAAGAATCCTGTATTGCTACTGCCGTTGCCGCGGCCGCTGTCTCTGTACAAGAATGACAAACTGTTTCCTATGCTAGGAGGTTCTTCATATATTTCAGTTTTACCAGCAAACGTTGTACTTACAATTTCAAAATTCATACTGCGGCCATCTACTGGTTTGTTAAAAGAGTATACCGGTATAGAAGTGCTCACTGTTTGAAATCTATATTGTTCAGTGGGAATACCATAAATTTCTTGTTTTGCGTCTGGATTTCCATACTGTCTAGTTGCCGGCAAGGCCGCATTGATAACTTTAATAAACTGGTCGTACCAATTGGTGTTAGCTGGATCATTCCACGCAACAACCTGATTGGCTAGATTTCTGCCGTTGCTGTCATACACTGACTGAGTAGTACTTACAGTATTAAATTTCAACAAGCCCGATGCAGCAATATTACGTTTTGTTTTATAACTTAATAAACGTGCTAGACGCAACACACTTTCGCGTCGTTCTGCTAGCTCTAGGAAGTTTTCACGGGCATTTAAATCAACACGGAAAGCTATGCTTTGGCCCAAGAACGCAATCATGTCGATTAGGGCAAGGTATTCGCTTGATTCAATATAGTCGTTGAAATCTTCTGGATAATTCTCGCGGATATAACTAATCATCACGCGGCGTAGATTTTCAAAGTCGTAGCTTTGGAAATCGGCATTACGGAAGCTCTGGTATATACGTTTCCAGTCTTCTGCTACTAGTAATCTATTTTGTCTATCTGTTGCTGACATATCTGCTTCCCATATACAGATATTTATCGGTTTTATTATATGCTATTTTAATTAGCCGATTAGACCATTTGCTTGGTCAAATTTAAATTGGAGAGATTCTTGTATGTTATAAGGAAGATAAGTCAGCGTACATTCTATTTGTAGGCCGCTTTCGTAGGTTGTAACAATTACATTGTTGGCATTGACCCGAGGATCGTAATTGATAATCTGTTCAACGTTTTTTACAATAAGTTGTTTTAGATCTTCCGTCAACGGTTCAAATAATACATCCCATATGATAGTGCCGAACGTAGGATTTTCTAACCGTTCGCCTTGACGAATATGAAAGTGATTGATAATATCTTGTTTAATTAAGGCTAGATCATACAGGCTATAGCTCTTGCTGTCGCCGCTGACACTGCTAAAACCTTTGTAGGTTTTAGATCCAGGCACAGTTGCTCTGCCGGCAGGGCCTTTTAGTACTACCTTGTTAAATAATTTCTGATTGGCTGTCATAGTAGTATTTACTCCTCGTTCTCGGGTGGCATTTCCTTGGAGAATGTGTCGGTTATTGTAGAATATTTTTTCCAATACTCCGGTACAGGAATATCACTGCCTGCTTCCCTATCAGTCAAGTCAGGTTTAAAACTAGCAGGATCTAAATTTTCGTGATGTGGCCAAGGTTCGTGGCTTGGAATACGTAACATAATACTGTCTGTTGTACTTTCAGTTTCGTCTGGATTAGCAAAAGTAGTCAATGGTTCAGGGGCTGTAGCAGCGACTGCACTAGCTGCAGCTGGGCCGTTTAGATTAATATTGCCACCGGAAATTGTAGTGTTGGCAGCGGCAATTTCCATATTTCCGCCAGATGTTAATTTGTTTGCGCCGCTGGTGTTAAGGTCAAATCCGCCACCAACTGTGATATTGGTTTGATCCGCAACGGTTTCATCGTGTGTGCCGCCAACTTGTATAAAATTGTTAGAATCAACAATTAGAATTTTGTCTGTGCCAATTTCTGTTTGATGGCGGGCGCCTACTTTTAAATTAAAATTTCTACCAACTTCTATGTTAAAATCTCTATCAGCGTAAAAATTAAAATCTTGTTTAGTACGTATGCTTATACTGTCTTCGGCAAAAATATCAATTTTACCATCGCTAGACATTTCTATCCAGGTTGTGCCGCGGGCGTTACCTATGTAAATTAAGTCTTCGCTGTTGTGCATCAAAATTTGATGGCCAGTTCTAGTTCTAAATCGTATTAATTCATTGTGTGGAATTTCTGGAAGCCCATCATCTTCGTCTTGTTCAACGGCGGCATAGTCAGGAGGACCGTCACTAGCAGTAGTACGACGAAGGAATTTATCATCTCCATCATCCATAACCACACTGCTGCCGCCCAGTCTGCTGATAAATCCGGCGGCAATCTTGTGCTCGTCTTTACCAAACTTGCCTTTAGGAGCGCCGCTTCGTTTATCAATTGGGCCAGGAGTGCTGATGCCAAATACCATACTGGGTATCTCTCTCCTGGCACTGCTGGTTGTGATACCCCTAATATCGTCTTCTATCAGGCCTTGTTCGTCTAAGATATCCTGCAGTGGGCTGGCAGGTTTAAGAATTTTAGTAGGATCTGTGGCTGCTTCTCTTGCTTTTTTATTATATTCAGCAACGGGCACACGTTCATATGTACCGTCTATATTATATTTTGTGGCAGCATGTCCAGGAACTTGAAAATTCATATTTTCATCAGGTACACATCCTATCCAATAACCTTTACGTGGATCACCATCAATAAAGATAACCATGACAATAGTACCAACATCAGGAGGAATGAACCACATGCCGTAACTTTTTTGCGTGGCATTATAGTCATCTTCTTCCGTGATAAACTCTACATTAGTTTGTCCGCCAAACGGTGTTAGATATTTTACTTGGTGTAGCTGGCCTTCTTTAGCTTCGTCATTACCTACTTCTCTTAATAGCTGTACCTGTAGCGTACCCATGTAGGTAGGATCCAAGTGACTGATAACTTTTGCTAAGAATGGGCCCGGCTTTTGTTCAGCACTGCCTGTGGGTTGTCGTGTATCTTCTGCCATTTGTTATCCTGCGAAATCGCCTAGGGCTGCGTTGTTAGCTGATATTTGATCATCTGTCAGTGGAGCTGTTTGTGGTCCTTCTGCAGCCCACTCTGTTATTCTTGCCTGAGTAGCTTCATCGTCTTCTGCAGCATATTCATTTTCTGTAGGCGCTGAAGCTGTCTGTGGAGGCTTAGTGCTCTTAACTTCTTGACCTGGTAATCTACTTAATTTTAAAGTTTGTGTAAATTTACCTCTCCTAAAATTAGACGTAACAAGCGTGACAAGATAAAGTCCACTAAACTGTGGAACTCCAGCGGTTGTACTAAAATCATACACACCATCTTCTAGGTTAATATCAATTGGAGTTCTAAAATTAACAGTAATTAATACTCTGCCGCTTTGATAATTCATTGCTCCGTCAGCATTGATAAATTTATTATCTGTAGCCACTGCGCTATAGTTGCCCATACCACTGTCTCCTAGGAAATAAGGATCTCCTAGAATTGTTAAATTCAAATTGATCATGCTAGTATTGCTAGTAATGCTGTCGTGGAATTGTCTAGCGGCAATACTGGCATTATCGTCAAGGCCGCCACCTCCTTTGCCGCCAGTCATGGTCATAATTCCGTCTTTTAATACAGTAGTGGGAATTTGTCCTTCTTTAGGTTTTTCACCGTCTGGTGTTTTATTATCTGGATCGCCTTCTACTCCAGAGCCAGCATTTGCTTTTTGCTCTTTATCTCCGCTATTCTTGCCGGCGTCGGCGCTCATCTGTGTAAAAAAGCTGGCATTAAATTCTATATCAAAATCCATTACATCTAAATTTTTGCCTGTATAGATATAATTGTATTCTTTAATAACTTGTTCTTTGGCTTTTTCTGTTCCAGGGTTTGGAGTGTTCGGAGGTAAAAATGCGCTGGCAGAAGCATCGTAAGGAACAATTCTATAAACAATTAATTTAGGCTTAACCCCTGTTTTTTTAATATTTTCATCTGAAGGAATATAGTACAAGTGTGTTTCAACTCTCCACCACTGTACTGTACCTTCAGGAGTTATTTGACTTAGAGCGGTTCTTCCGTATTCGCTCATCAAGATCACTTGATTGATAGCGTTAACAACATCGCTGCCTTGGGTAAATTTAAATTCACTAGATTCAGGATTGATAGAAATAGCGCCACGCTTGTAAGTTCCAGATTTTTCATCGTAGGCAAGATTATCTTTAGCAAACGGAGTAGCACCTTTATTATACAAGTTGAATCCCATTGTACTTTTACCAACATCATTCATTTCAGATTCATCTTGTACTTGTGTTTTGTTAATGCTGCTGGTGGTGACTCCTAGTTTTTTAAACAAGTTCATGTCCCCACCAGATGAACTATTAGGGTTTATGGTTGCACCAGCACTAGAAGTAGAATCATTACTGGGAGGATTAGCATCACCTGTTTTTAAATCTTTAGGAAAACTAATTAATATTTGATCAGCCACAACAACATCTTTACGTTTGACTGCTTCATTTAAACGTGTATTCAAAACTGCTTGTAAACTTTTCTCTCCAGTTTGTAACATTTCTCCCACATTTTTTCCTGTTATCGACACATCTGTTTTTAATTCAGAATATACTTTACTATAGGCTTTTTCGTTAACTGGGTATGCAGAAATGTCATACTCGGCACCTTTGCCTGTGGCTCTCATGGAAAATTTATAAAGTTTAATAGGAAAATATTTTGTTGTTTTATCTATTTGTACGTTTTGTAAATCGGCATCAATATGTCCTTTGAATTCCATACTTAGTAACAGGGGCATTTCCAAATAATTCACATGACCCACATTTTTTGCAGCAACTTGTAATGTTTGAAAAAACATTCCCATACTGTAAGGTTCGATCAATTTAAATTTAAGGCCCGTGGCATTGGTATTACCAGTACTTTGATCAAAACCTACGGAACTATTGATCTGTACATCTTCAATATAAAAATCAAAACTGCCGTCAGGGTTTGATTTTGTTTTGTTTGCGGTAGGTACCCTGTCTGAAGGGTTGCCGTTGCCGCTTTTTAAAATTATTGGGCCTAATAGACCTTTACGATAAGTCTCATTTGGAAAATTTAAACTGGCATCATCTAATACACTTAATGTGAAAATATAATTGTAACTGGCATATTGATGAAGTATGTTAGGAAACGGCGGTTTAGCTTCTAACGCCACTTGCGTCTGGGCCTTGGTAGCGTTTTCAGTAAGATTACCTAACTTGTTTATGTTACTTTTAGCTTGTTGTATGGCGTTTTCTAATTCGGCAACCCCTGGCAAACTAGAAGTGATGTTACTTATGTTGACGCTTAATCCTGATTTAATAGCATTTGCAGCACTGGTGATACTATTACTGGCAGCTGAAAGACCTTTAGCAACACCTGTATCCGATAAAACTTTATTAACTGTGTTAGAAGCAGTGGTGGCAGCACTGGCAAGATCAAAAGATGGCATATTAGACTCCTAACACTTTCGAAAGTCCTGAGCGTTTAGGAATATAGATTTCTACTCCTGGAATAAAATCATATATTGGATCTTGAAGTACGTCAAGATTACGTTGTATGAATACCCACCACAGTTTAGATGTGCCATATAGGTCATAGGCCAATAGATCAGGCCTGTGAGAATACTGAGGTTCGATAGTATAAAGAAAATCATCTGGCTCCGAGCTAACTGGTCTAATAGACAAGATTCCAAGATAATTTTGAATCACCGAAGTATTAAACCAAGGACTCGAACTTGTGTAAGTAGCGGCCATTATACATAACCTCCGTTAACATAATCACCTTTAACAAATTTCTGTAAACTAAATCTACGAACAGCTTCTCTACTATAGATAGGACGCACTGTTATTTGTAATTCACTTTTGACTGGCACCCAACTGTTACCAGATGTGGCAAAACTGCCACCACCTGCAAGAGCAGTTACACCTGAAATTAATTTGCCAACGCCTGCTACGGCTCCACCTATTGCACCAATTGTTCCTAGAGCATTGGCTATTTTATTTGCTCCCAAAGCGCCTGCTAGTCCTGCTAGACCAGCTGATACGCCTGCTATGCCAGCTACAGAACTAAGTGCGCCACCGAGGCCGCCAGTTACCTCACTACCTGCGAATGCTGTACTTGTATTAATATAGTTTGTGTCAGCAGGCAAATTGATAGAAAAACTTTCAATCACTACCGGAATGTTTTTAAAAACATAATCACCGTAGCCGTTTAATTTAAAAATAGGAGGAGGATTGCCTTGAAGGTCACCTTCGCCGGTAAACATCTTTGTGGCACTTCTTAGACAGTGTACAGCGGCAAGCCAATACATTGCCTGCTCTCCATCTTCAACGTTGAACGCACCATTTATTGAAATTGTGTTTGCTCTACTGTTTTGATAATAGACAAATCCGTAATTGCTATGCGTAAAATTTTCTTCGCCGTAACTGGCAGTACTTGAAATGGCAATGCTGGGCGTATAAGGAAAAACTAGTCCACCTGCTTGTACTAACGGGCTTAACATTGGACTACTGGAAAATGCAGGCGGAATTGCCAAACGTACACGCCAATCGCTGCTGGCATCGGCTCCGCCAAACGAAACACCGGCTGCGCTGGATGATCCTGATTCGCCACCTTTCGGTAGGTTGATGCTCCGTAATGACGAGATCAAGGCAGCTGGGTTAGATAAATTATTAAGCGCACCGGCTAATCTACCTGCAGTCGACAATGCGCCGCCAACAGTACTGGCTGCTGTATTCAATATTGATCCAAAATCTGCCATTGATTTCTCCTTTTGTCTTCTATTTAGTTGACAAAATAATCTGGGTAGTTTATAATAGTACTAGAACCTAGGACTCGCATGAAAGTTAATTACTTAAACAACAAAGATTTATTAGAAGAAATACACAAAAGCAAAAATACATTCTGCTCATTTACCCAACCAGAATATCATCGTTATGATTTGATATTGCCCACTGTTGATAAAATTAACATTCGAACTGTTGCTGAAGCTAAACGGGCACAGGCCAAACGAATGAGTCAAGAGGCGTATGCTCGACGTAAAGCTGCCGGGGAAAAAGTCAAACAAGCAGACTGCGAAGTGGACTATAAAAAGATTGCTAAAACAGACATTGTGTTTAGAATTATGTCGTTTGAGCACATTCCGTTAAACGGTACCCGTAAAAAAAATCCAAAGACCATAGCGGATCATAGAGATAAAGTTAATTTTCCTCCATTTCAACACTGGAAGTTCGACGATAAAGATATTTTAGTATGTGTTGGAAAAAGTCACTGGAAGGGTGATTTAGAAACTGGTAAATTTAACAAAGATCACGGGCAGATTACAAATACACTTGCCCGTATGTACATTAAATTATGTGAACGATATGCCACAAGAGGCAATGTACGAGGTTATACTTACAACGACGAAATGAAAGGACAGGCTATTTTACAACTAACACAAATTGGTTTACAATTTGATGAAAGCAAAAGTGATAACCCATTTGCCTACTTTACGGCAGCGGTGACTAACAGTTTTGTTCGCATTATTAATTTAGAAAAACGTAATCAAAATATTCGTGACGACCTATTGGAGATGAATGGCATGAATCCTAGCTACAGCAGAACTGGCGCTGGTGAACATGCAAATGCTATAAAACGTTTCGAAGGTGAATCAGGTGAGTAATTTATTTAAAAAAGTTGCTTGCTTTACAGACATACATTTTGGATTAAAATCAAACAGTCAAACACACAATCAAGACTGTGAAGATTTTGTTGATTGGTATATTGCAAAGGCCAAGGAGAACGGATGTGATACAGGTATTTTTATGGGCGATTGGCATCACAACCGCAATAGTCTTAATATTACAACTATGGACTACAGCCTTAGAGCCCTTGAGAAACTGGGACAGGCTTTTGATAAGTTTTATTTCTTTCCTGGTAATCATGATCTTTATTACAAAGACAAGCGGGATATTCACAGCGTCGAATTCGGAAAGTATATTCCTGGAATTACTGTGGTACACGAACCTACTACTATTGGCGACGTCACCTTATGTCCGTGGCTTGTCGGAGACGAATGGAAAACCATAGGCAAGAAAGGTGGCAAATATATCTTTGGTCACTTTGAATTGCCCAGTTTCTTCATGAATGCCATGGTTCAGATGCCGGATCATGGTGAAATTCAGTTGGATAGTTTTAAAAACTACGAACTTGGGTTTAGCGGACACTTTCATAAACGACAACAACGTCAAAATATGCATTACATTGGTAATGCGTTTCCGCACAACTATGCTGATACGTGGGACGACGAACGCGGCATGATGATTTTAGAGTGGGATGGTGTGCCCCAGTATATTAACTGGACAGAGTGTCCTAAATTTAGAACTATTAAATTAAGTCAGTTGATTGACGAAGCAGATACGCTGATTACCAGCAAGATGCATCTGCGAGTAAGTCTCGACATTGACATCAGCTACGAAGAAGCTAGCTTTATCAAGGAAAAATTTATTAGTGATTATGATATTAGAGAACTAACACTGATATCTGAAAAGAAAGAAGTTGAAATCAATACTGATATCAATATACAAGCATTTGAAAGTGTGGATCAAATTGTGAGCAATCAGTTGGTCAATATCGAAAGTGACACTTTCGATAGTAAAGTATTATTGAGTATCTATAATAGCCTATGACAATTAAAATTAAAGAACTAACTGTTAAAAATTTCATGAGTGTGGGTAATCAAACCCAAGCGGTAGACTTCTGTAAAGAACAACTTACCCTTGTACTAGGTGAAAACCTAGATCAAGGTGGAGATGACAGTGGAAGCCGTAACGGTACCGGTAAGACTACCATTATCAATGCCTTAACCTATGCGTTATACGGCACAGCATTGACCAATATCAAGAAAGATAACTTGATCAACAAGATCAATGGCAAAAACATGTTGGTTACACTGAGTTTTGAAAAAGACGGTAACAAGTACAAGATTGAACGGGGTCGCAAACCTGCTATCATGAAGTTCTATGTGAACGATCAAGAACACTCTGTTGACTCTGCTGATGACAGTCAAGGTGACATGCGGGAAACGCAAAAGGACCTTGATGACTTAATGGGTATGAGTCACGATATGTTTAAGCATATCTTGGCTTTGAATACCTATACCGAACCGTTCTTAAGCATGAAAGCCAACGAACAACGTGCTATCATTGAACAACTGTTAGGCATTACCTTACTAAGTGAAAAGGCAGAGGCTCTTAAAGAGCAAGTGAGAGTAACTAAAGATCAAATTTATCAAGAGAACGCAGATATCGAAGCTGTAAAGAAGTCTAATGAAAAAATTCAATTGAGTATTACTGGTTTGGAGACAAGACTGAGTGCTTGGTATGCTCAGCAACGAACAGATTGCGATAGAATTACCAAGTCCATAGAAGAACTACAAGCAGTAGACATCGAACGAGAACTCACAGCTCACGCTAAGTTAAAAACATACAATGAGCAAGCAGCTAAAATAAAAAGCCTTAACAAAGAAAAGGCCACAATTGAAACTGCGTTAATTCAAGCTGATAAAAGTGTAACCAAATACACAAAAGAAATAGAGCAACTAAAAAATAACACTTGTCCAGCTTGTGAGCAAGAGCTACACACCCACAAGCATGAAGAAATGTCCGTGCTTGCTGAAAAGAATCTAGCAGATGCTTACACATATCTTCAAAGCCTCAGTGATAGCTATGCTATTATTGTGACTGAGCTTGAAGGTATCGGCGATATCAACGGTAGGCCAACAACTTATTACGATACACTAGAAGAAGCTCTTAAACATCAAAACAATTTAACCAGTTTAGAAACTGCGTTGGGTGCTAGACAGCAAGAAACAGATCCTTATCAAGAACAAATAGATGATTTGCGTAATACTGCGCTTCAAGAAATCACATGGGATAGCATAAACAATCTCAATGTACTTAAGGGCCATCAAGAGTTTTTGCTCAAGTTGCTGACCAGCAAAGATAGTTTTATCCGTAAAAAGATCATAGATCAAAATCTTGCCTACCTTAATAATAGGCTTACCTACTATTTGGATAAAATGGGATTACCCCACACAGTGGTATTTCAAAATGATTTAACTGTGGAAATTACACAACTTGGGCAGGATCTAGACTTTGACAATTTGTCACGTGGAGAACGCAATAGGTTAATTTTAGGATTAAGCTGGAGTTTTAGAGATGTGTGGGAAAGTTTGTATCAAAGTATCAACTTGTTATTCATTGATGAACTTATTGACAACGGACTAGATGCCGCAGGCGTAGAAAATGCCTTAAGTGTCTTAAAGAAGATGGCTAGGGAACGTAAGAAAAACATTTATTTGATCAGTCACAAGGACGAATTAATCGGACGAGTGAACAATGTACTCAAAGTGATTAAAGAAAATGGATTCACTAGCTATGCTAATGACTTAGAAATTGAAAATTGATGGAAGACGCACATACCAGTCTAATGAGAAAAGTACATGAGTACTACAAGCTACACCAGAGATGGCAAGCTAGACAAACTCATGTGGCTGGTATCGAGCTACGACGGCTCTTGGCTGAAATAAGAGACTTAACAATCACTAGGCGCGAAGAAATACAGGCAATTAGGGCAACTAAACCAAAAGTTAAAAGTCCCAAGTACAAAGAATCACTTTTAAAAGATCAAGAGGCCAATAAGAACTAACTAGTTGATGTCATGGTATTATCAAAACACAATAGTCGAAACCTTACCTGAAGTATGTATTGGATTTGTCTATTGTATCACTAATAACATCACTGGTCGAAAATATATAGGCAAGAAATTATCAAAATTTTCTAAAACAACTTATAAAACAGTAAAACTCAAGAACGGCACCAAGAAGAAAAAGCGGATTAAATCCAAAATTGATTCTGACTGGCGTGAATACTATGGCTCAAACGACCAACTAAACAAAGACGTAGAACAACAAGGCAGAGAAAATTTCCATAGAGAAATAATTTATTACTGCACATCAAAGGCTGAATGTAGTTATATCGAGGCAAGAGAACAATTCTCCAGGCGGGTATTAGAATCAGATGACTACTACAACGGACAAATCGCTGTTCGTGTACACGGCTCACACATCAAAGGCAAACAACTAAACGGTTAAGGCTTCCACCGGCTAATCTCGGGTGGCGAACAGAAGAAACCTGGACCCAGTGTCGCAGGGATCCGTAGACTCTTGCCGTTAAGAGCACTCAATCAGTATCCTTTACAGGACCAGGATCGCAAAGCTGCCGCGGTTTGATTGTTTCAAGGATTTCAAAGGCAAAAAGAGGGAGAAATACCCACGTTTGCTAGCATGTTAGCGTATGTTAGTGGACCGCCGTCATAATAAAGACACAGCTCGAGGTACCGGATGACCGCCTCTGTAACTGCTGTAACGCTAAGTGGATTGTGCAACTCAGATAATGTTCAATTTTCTTTGCCCGCAAGGGCAAAGTGTGACTGAACAATCTAGATAATACTTAAATGCTTCGCATTAATAATAAAGAAAATAGTTCGAGCGTGAGCGAAGAACAGTTGAACGTAGTTCAACTTTAAATAAATATATATTATGAAAGTCCATCAAATAGTCTCTGAAAGAACTGAATCATTGAATGAAGCCGTACCTCTTGTAATAGCAGGTATTGGAATAGGTACAATAATTACCGCAATCTCTGTAGGCATGAGTGCTTGGAGTGCCTACGAAATATACAAATTCATTGGCAAATACAACCAAGATCCTGAATCAATTACTGACGACGAATGGAATGATCTATTCATAGATGCTGTACTATTGTTTACACCTGGCTTTGCCAAGCTGGGTAAAGCAGGAATACTTAAACTTATTCCTAAGTCATGGCAAAGTAAAGGCGGCAAGTGGTTAAAAAAGAAAGTTACTGAGCGTCTTGCCCAATTAGAAAAAACAGTAGCTAAAACAGAAAAAATAAACTTGAGAAAATTTGACCCTGACAGTAAAGTAGGGTTTGAAAAAATTAAAGCCTACTTAAAAATGCGTGGTGCCAATGCTTCCATGAAGGCAGCAGCCCAGGCAAGGATGGGATTTATACCCGATGTAGCCATGACTGTGATAAAAACTGTTGTGGGTTTAGAATTTGTAAGAGAATACTACGTGGATTTGTCCGTGTTAGAGGAAGACTACCAAGATTATAAAGCTGGCAAAGATTCTCCTTTTGGAAAAATGTCAGAGCAAGAAGCCTATAACAAGTATCAACAGTTAAGAAAGAAACTGTTAGGAGAATTGGCCATTGGTGTTGCCTTAAATACTGGAGTGGCCAGCAAATTCTTTGGCGCAATGTCAGGCATGTTTAAAGGTATTGCCACAGGTGCAGCTACACTGGGCGGCGCCAGCATTACAACAACAAAATATTTAGGTATGTTTGTTAGCTTGCCTACTAACGTGGCAAAAGGTATTTCTAAATTAATTGAAATGGGGCCTGCGGCCCCAGCTTTCTTGATATTCATGCGTACCAGTGCTGGTAAAGAATTTTTAAATAGTTCTTTGGTAAGAGCAATTACTGAACCAACAGGGGCATTGACAGCAGCCGCTATTGATTTACTAGAAAAAGGATTACAGGAAGCTGGACTACTAGATGGTCCACTACCTGGTAAGACCGCAGTAAAACCACCAACTGGTGATGCTGCCGATGGCGCAAGACAAGCTACAAATGGTATGAATATTCAATGGGTTGGCAAGAAACTTTACATTAATAATCAACAAATTAGTGATGAAAATGGATATCGTCTAGTAGGCAACGACAAACTTAATGACATAAAAGCTAGGGTTGGTGTTGCCGGCATTCCTGATCCTACTTTAAAAATACAGGACGACCCTAAGAAAAAATACGGCGTCTATGGTTACGACGAAATTAAATAATAGCCATACGGCTATTTTTGGTAATTTCAATATTTTCTTTTATAATCTCATTCATGATCTGCCTATCCTCGTAGCCGTAAACGTGCATTAGATCCTGACTGCTTACTCCGCCTCGCATGTACCAACTTATGCGAAAGATTTCATCTTTTATTTGTTTTGTATCTAATTCTAAACTGTTAACCAACTCTTCGATGTCAGATCTAGACAAGGGTAACAGTTTTATACGAAAAAACTTGATTGGTCCATTACAACTTCAATAGCGTTTTCAGTGCCACAATTGCCGCAAATGACTTTTTGTTTTGGCATCTCCCAAAGTTCTTTATTCTTTTCAAGTTTACTCTTGATAAGAGTATAATGTTCTCGGTTAGTGTTAGACAACCACTCTCGAATATGATCTTTCTCAGTTACTAATACATTGGGAATTTGAACTGACTCAATGGCAGTTAAAAATACATGTACTTGTATTTCAGCTAGTTTAGCATAGATATCATCCATGACTTGTTGCCTACGGTCGATATCTATATCAGCAATCTGACCAAGCATTTTTTGTAATTTAAAATTTTCCAAGTTTACTATTGTCATTTCTTCGTAGCTTAACGGCTTAAAGTTAATGGTAATTTCTTCGTCAACTACTAGTCTATTGTCAAAATTCTTATCAGCATAGTGATCCATGACACTAGTTAAATCAATGGCAAAGTCGTTTTCAGTACCACAGTTAGTACAGGTATGTCCAATACTCATTTCTTTACCGTATGTTGCCATTCTAATGGAAACTAATAATACATCTAGATCAATACTGGGCACTTTATGTGCGTCTGTAATATATGGACAACAACTTTCTATTAATTTTACTGTGGCTTCACCGTTAAACAAGCTGTCAGGTGTTTTCATTATGAGTTCATCCATGCCAGTCATGGCAAAAATTGGCACTTTACTAACATCTCCTTGTAGAGTACCTTCCTCGTAGTACAGCCCTTTGCTGGGCAAACTGATAAACAACTTGGGTTGTCTAAAGTATTTTTGTAATGGATTCATAGCTTTTTTATCCCGATAAATATATTATACGATTATTTATGTGCGTAGTTTTTTGGAAATTTTAATATGGCTTTAGATAGAAATGATCAGTTAATGATGCAACAAGCGTTTGAAAACGCTTTGAAATCTAGTGGCCGCGGCCCTGTAACTGTAGGTGGCGGAGGTGCGCCACCAAGCGGTGGTGGCAATCAAGGGTTTGACACAAGTAAAGTTAAAGAAGGCTTGAAAGATGGCGCAGAGTCTTTCCTACATGCTGCTAAGTCAAGTGCTGATACGTTCCAAGGACTTAGCAAACATGGCGCTAATTTTAGCAATGACCTAATTGGCATGAATGTTGCTGCCGCTGGCAGTAGATTGAGCCTAAATGATTTCGCTAACGTTATTGCTAATAACGGAAAACAAATGGCCGGCCTTGGTGGCAGTGTCACTCGCGGTGCTGAAGCATTTGGCAAATTAAGCAAGAGTTTCTTTGATAGTAACGCTGGCGACGAACTACAGCAGATGGGATACAATGCTAAAGAACTTAACGAAGTTCTTGCGTTACAAGCCAGTACACAACGTTACACTATGGGTATTGAAGGTGCCGCAGGTGTAAAATCAAGAGAAGCTGCAGCTTCATTAGCTAAAGAGATGGATGCCATTGCCAAACTCACAGGCAAAAGTAAAGAAGAACAAATGGAAGCTGCTAAGAAACGCAGCACCGACGGACAAATTGAAGCAAAGTTAAGATTAATTGGAATTGAACAAGGTGCCGCCGCAGAAGCGGCAGCAAGAGAAGGATTCCAAAAACAATTTGCTCAAGCAGAAGCTCGCGGTATGGGACAAATGGCAAAAGAAATGTTTGCCACTGGAACAGTTACTAGCGAAGAAGCTGCCACTCAATACGCATTACTAGGCGAGGCCGCACAGAAAACTGGCGAGCAAATGGGCCACTTGGCCAAAGGTAACATTGTTGCAGCAGAAGCAGCCAACAAGGAAGCAGAAGCAGCCAACGCTCGTAATCAAAGAGATCCAACACTTTTACGAATGGCCGCCATGGGAGATGCTGCAGGCAGCGTAGGTACAATTTTAAAGAAGAGTACAGAAGACAACATGGCATTACACGATAGTGTAATGAGTGTAGTAAAAGGAAATACAAACTTATTAAAAAGTCAAACTGATTATGCTACTGCCCTTAGCAAAATTAGAACTGATATTATAGCAAGTCAAGAAGGTCGATTAAAACCTGGCGGAGAACGTGTTAGCGGAGCAACTCAAGGAGTTATAGCAACACAAATAGCTGGACAAAATCTTGGAGCAGGTGTTGCTGCCGCATCGGAAGTTAAGAATAAAGCGACCGGCGAAAGCATTGCCGGTGGCGCCCGTCGTATAGGTGAAATTGGAGAACAAACTGCTAACAATCTAGCAGGTCCGGGTAAGAATGCCGCAGTCAATATGGAAGATGCCGCCAGGAAAGGTCAAAACCCACAACCGTTTGTGCCCAAGCCAGGCGAAGGCAAATACGAAGCAGAAGCAAGAAAAGAAAACGAAAGTGGCGGTGTAGTTGGTGAAATTACAAAAGCTCTGAGTAATTTATCAAACATTGGAGCCGACACTCTAAATATTACTGGTAAGGTTACAGGTTTAACACGACATGCAGATGGCGGATATGTTAGCCAACCAACACTGTCAACTTTAGCAGAAGAAGGTCCTGAGTTTGTATTAAACCAAGGACAGATGAAGGACACTATTGCTGCTGCTGGCATGAGTGGTGTTAAGAATATACTTGGAAAACTTCCTCCTCCAGACTTGGACACTAAAGAAGACAAATTTAAAGCAGCATACGAATCAATGAAAGGTATGGCTCCGCCAAGGGGAAATCCTACAGGTGGCATGGACGGATTTGACTTGAGCAGTATATCCAAAGCTATTAGTATGCCAGCCAAAGCACCTGCCGTTGATATGGCTGGCATTGCCAAAGCTATCAGTATGCCTGCTAAGACAGAACCTAATATCAATATGACAGAAATGTCTAAGACTATTAGCACATCAATCAGTTCCATGACTGGCGGCGAGTCAACTACTAAACGTGTTCAAAGTGATGACAGTAAGAGTGCTGAAAAAGAAATGTCAGAATTAAAATCAAAGTTTAATGAAGACATGGCCGCAAGAAAAAACATTCTGATTGAAGGAATGGCTGTTGAAGATAGAAAATTTTCCAAAGTCCAAGCTGTTATGAAGGCAGACGACGAAGCAATAAAGATAAAAGAAGAATTTTCAAAAAAACAGGAAGAGCTACAAAAGAAAATTGCTGACGGTATCACATGGGAAACCAGTAAAAAACAAGAATCAGTTGAAGAGACTAAAAAACTTGTTACAGAACAACTAGCAGTAACTTTACAAGGACAAGAAGCCAGATTATCTGAAATAGAAAAAGAAGAAGCGTTAAAATTAATTGGTATCGAACAAGGTGCCGAAGCAGAAAAAGCAGCTAGAGAAAAGTATCAAAAAGATACTTCATTATTAAACATGGCTGCTATTGGCGCAGAAGAACCAGAAGCCTCTATGGGTGCCGGCAAGTACTCAGCACCCATAGCAGCCACTCCTGCTATAGATTTGAATGCCATTAATTTGCCCGGCTTTGGAGCCCAAATGAAAGCCAATGCTGCCAGTGTGCCTGCTGCAGTAAATAAACCTGCAGAAGAAGCCAAAGCCCAAGCAGACGCGAAAGAACAAGCTGCCAAGGCACCAGCTGCCAAATCTCAAGCTGACGATAAACCAGCACAGCGAGGCGGCAAGACCGCTGCTCTAGAAGACGTAGTAAAGGGTTTAGATATGTTAAATATAACTATGAACAAGCTACTTTCACAGAGCGATGATTTGGGAAGAAAACAAATCACGGCGCTCGAGAAAAATCCAAAGAACATGTATAGTTAATTATGAGCTGGAAAAAATATTTCACCCCTGTTAATGTAAGATCATCGGGCTCAAACAGCAGTCCGTTAACTAATAGCGGCAACGGTGTAGGCCCAGCTAGAAAAAACTATTCTAGCTTTTTACCGGATGTTTATTCCGGCGCCCCTAATCGTATTGAACGCTATTTGCAATATGATACCATGGACATGGACAGTGAAGTCAATGCGGCCTTGGACATCATTGCTGAATTTTGTAGTCAAAAGAATAGAGAAAATCAAACACCATTCCATTTATTTTTCAAGAGCAAAGCTACTAATAGTGAAATTGCCATCTTGAGAGAATATCTACAGCAATGGACAAAATTACAAAAGTTCGAAACTAGAATTTTTAGAATTGTACGCAACGTATTCAAATACGGCGATGCATTCTTTGTAAGAGATCCTGAAAATAAAAAATGGGTTTACATAGATTCTAGTAAAATAGTTAAAATTATTGTGAACGAAAGTGAAGGCAAAGAACCTGAACAATACATTATTCGTGATTTAAATCCTAATTTTATGGACTTGGTCACAACCACTATTCAGCCCAACAATCTTAACACCAACAATCGCGGAACTAATTACGCTGGGCCCAACGGCAGCGGCCCCGCAAGAGGCATGACTGGTTCATATCCGCAAGGTGGCACTGTGGGCACACGCTTTGATACACAACAAAACGAACTAGCAGTAGATGCCAAGCATGTGATACATTTAAGTTTAAGCGAAGGTCTAGACAATAACTTTCCGTTTGGAAACAGTTTATTAGAAAATGTTTTTAAAGTATTCAAACAAAAAGAATTACTAGAAGATGCTATTTTAATCTATCGCATACAACGTGCTCCTGAAAGACGTATTTTTTACATTGATGTGGGTAACATGCCCAGCCACTTGGCCATGGGCTTTGTGGAACGTGTTAAAAATGAAATTCATCAAAGACGTATCCCCAGCGCAACTGGCGGTGGTACCAACGTTATCGATAGTGCTTACAATCCATTAAGCATTAACGAAGATTACTTCTTTCCAACCACAGCAGAAGGTCGCGGAAGTAAAGTTGAAACACTGCCAGGCGGTACAAACCTAGGTGAAATTGACGACTTAAGATACTTTACAAACAAATTATTTCGCGGTTTAAGAATCCCAAGTAGCTATCTGCCAACTGGTGCAGAAGACAGCCAATCACAGTATAACGACGGAAGAGTTGGCACAGCATATATTCAAGAATTGCGATTTAACAACTACTGTATGCGACTACAGAGCTTGATGCAAGATGTATTTGATCAAGAATTTAAACTGTATTTGTATGAAAGAGGCATCAATATTGACAGTGCTCTGTTTGAATTAAAGTTCCAACCGCCGCAAAACTTTGCCACTTATCGTCAAGCAGAGTTAGATAATCAGCGTATCAACACATACGGTACTATTAGTCAACAGACTTATATCTCAAAACGTTTTGCTTTGAAACGTTATCTAGGACTAAGCGAAGAAGAAGTTGCAGAAAACGAACGCTTGTGGGCTGAAGAAAACGGCAAAGGCAAGCCAACACCCACTGACAGTAGTGGAGAATTACGCGGCGTTGGAGTTAGTCAAGCAGGTATAGAATCTGATGCTGGCGCTGCCGCCGACACCGAAGCGCCACCAGGAATGGAAATGCCTGGCGCACCACCGGGAACAGCACCAGCAGCACCTGGGCCGGTTCCTACAGCACCGGCAGCATAAATAACGTATATGATACTACGAGAATTGTTTTACGTTGATAAAGATATTAGGGCCGTGACATCTGACAGTCGTTATGATGCTGGCCGTGACGACACCTCTGTGCGAAAAGGTGACACACGTAAAACTAGATTGACTTTAAAGCAGATAAACGAACTGCGTAAAGCCAGTGAACAGCATATTTTAGAACAAGAAAAAGAACTAGAATTTGTTGAACAGATGTATAAAGCACCAGCACAGCCTGTTGCTTAACAAAAATCCCCGAAAACTTACCATTTAAGCGTATATTTTACAGTTATATGTAAATATATCGACAGCCTTGCAATAAACACATAGGAGACAAACATGACTGATCGATCAAAGTTCGAGCAGATGCTCGAGTATCTAATTTCTGAAGAACAAGACAAAGCCAAAGAGCTTTTCCATCAACTGGTAGTTGAAAAATCTAGACAAATCTACGAAGAAATTCTTTCTGAAGACTTCGAAGAAGATGTTGAAGAAGGTAAAGACGACGAAGACGACGAAGATCGTACAGACGAAAATCGTGCAGACGAAGATGATGTTGAAGAGGGTTTCGGCTTTGAAGCTGACGACATGGGCGACGATGAAATGAACGGTGACGAAATTGGTGGCGATGCTACTGATGACTTCATGGGCGACATCGAAGCAGGTGATGACGAAGAAGGCGATGACATGGGCGGCGATGGCGACATTGAAGATCGTGTAGTTGACCTAGAAGATGCTTTAGATGACCTAAAAATGGAATTCGAAAAGATGATGGGCGGTGAAGGCGATGACATGGGCGACATGGGCGGCGATGACATGGGCGACATGGGCGGCGATGACATGGGCGACATGGGCGACGAAGAAGAAGTTAAAGATAGCTTCAGCATAGGCGACAACTTCATGCGCGAGTACATCGAAAAAGTAGCAAACCCAAAGCACGGTGATGACGGTGTTAACAACAAGTCAATCGTAGCAGGTAAGAACGATATGGGCGGTACAACTGCTAATATGACAAAAGGCGGTACTGAAGGCGGCAAAGGCGTACAAAGCGGTTTACTAAAGCCAAACACTAAAGAAGAAAACTTTGGTAATGTAAATGTACCAGGCGGCACTAATGCTAAACAGTTCTATAAAAAGAACGGTTCAGGCCACGGCGCTGAAAAGAAAGGCAACGGCGACAACGGTGACAAGGGCGCAGGCTCTCCAATCAACGGCGTCAAAACCAGAGCCAAATAAGGTTAAGTAGATGAATTATCTTCGTGAAAACCTGAGTTTCGACCAAGCAAAAATGGTCGTTGAATCCGACGGCGAAGGAGGCAAGAACCTTTATATGAAAGGTATTTGTATCCAAGGCGGCGTTAGGAATCAAAATCAGCGTGTTTATCCTGTTAATGAAATCGACAGGGCTGTCAAGACCCTGAACGATCAACTTGAAGGTGGATACTCAGTACTCGGCGAAGTGGATCATCCAGATGACCTAAAAATTAACCTTGACCGTGTGAGCCACATGATTACAAATATGTGGATGGATGGCCCAAACGGTTATGGAAAATTAAAAATCCTACCGACTCCAATGGGCAACTTAGTGAAAACTATGTTGGAAAGCGGAGTTAAGTTAGGAGTAAGCAGTCGCGGATCCGGTAACGTCAAAGAAGACGGATCCGGTGAAGTGTCAGATTTTGAGATTATCACAGTAGATGTGGTAGCTCAACCAAGTGCTCCGGGAGCGTACCCAACACCAATCTATGAACACCTTATGAATAATAAGGGAGGTTATAGTAGCCTTCGTATAGCGAAGGAAGTGCAGGGCGACCCTAAGGCGCAGAAATATCTCAAAGAGAGCTTATTAAGATTAATAAGCGGACTCCAATAAAGAGGAGAAACACATGTTGGAAGCACTAAAAAGTCTATTCGAAAACAATGTGGTTTCTGAAGATGTAAGAGCAGAAATTGAGAAAGCTTGGGATTCTCGTATCAACGAAAATCGTACACAAGTTACTCAACAACTAAGAGAAGAATTCGCACAACGCTACGAGCATGACAAGTCTGTCATGGTAGAAGCTGTTGATCGCATGTTGGGTGACCAACTACGCGAAGAAATCGCTCAATTTGTTGAAGATCGTAATCAATTAGCCGAAGCAAAAGCAAAAGTAGTGGTGAAAGCCAAGAAAGACGCAGAAAAAATTAAAGAATTTGTTGTGCGTCAGCTAGCTACGGAAGTTAAAGATTTACATGAAGATCAAAAACAAATGGCTGACAAGTTTATTAAACTTGAACAGTTCGTTGTAGAAGCTCTAGCACAGGAAATCGCAGAATTCCATACAGACAAACAAGATCTTGCAGAAACAAAAGTGCGATTGATCCGTGACGGCCGAGAGGCATTCACTAAGGTCAAAGAACAATTTGTTAAGCGTGCAGCTAGTTTGGTAGAATCTGCAGTTGAAAAAACTCTTACCCAAGAGATTGGTCAACTAAAAGAAGATATTGAAACAGCACGTAGAAACGACTTCGGTCGCAAATTGTTTGAAGCATTTAGTAATGAATATCAAACAAGCTACCTTTCAGAGAAATCTGAAACAGCAAAATTGCTCAAGGTTATAAACCAAAAAGAGTTGGAAGTTGCAACAGCTAAAAATGATGCAGCACAAGCTAGACAACTCGCAGAAAGCAAAGAACACAAAATTAAGGCTCTAGTGGAGAGCAAAGAACGTCAAGAAGTTATGACGGAATTAGTAGCACCTTTGTCCAACGGACAAAAAGCTATTATGACAGAGCTTCTTGAAAGTGTACAGACATCAAAATTACAAAATAGTTTTGACAAGTACCTTCCGGCTGTAATCGCTGGAGAAGCTCCACAAAAACGTAAGGCACTAGTAGAGGCAAAGGAAGTAACAGGAAATAAAATTCCTAACAGCGCAAGTAGCAGCGAGAATGACAACAATATTGTTGATATTCGTCGACTCGCTGGATTAAAAATTTAAGGAGACAATAAATGTCAGAACTACTATCAAGCCGTTGGAACGAAACCAAGGAAGCCCTATTAGAAGGCCTACAAGGCAATCGTAAAACATCGATGGCTGTAACATTAGAAAACACTCGCAAGTATCTAGCAGAAAGTGCGTCAGCAGGCGCAACTTCAGCAGGTAACGTTGCTACACTTAACCGCGTGATCCTTCCAGTGATCCGTCGTGTTATGCCAACCGTTATTGCTAACGAGTTGGTTGGCGTTCAGCCAATGACCGGTCCAGTTGGACAAATCCACACTTTACGTGTTCGCTATAGCGATTCATCTACAGGTGCTGGAGTTGTTGCTGGTGAAGAAGCATTCAGCCCATTCAAGATTGCTGAATCTTATTCTGGTAACCAAGTTTCAGGAACTCCTAAGGCAGCTACTACAGCCAACTTAGAAGGTGCTGCTGGTAACAGAATGAGCATTCAAATCTTGAAACAAACAGTTGAAGCTAAGACACGTAAGCTATCAGCTCGCTGGACATTTGAAGCTGCTCAAGATGCACAAGCCCAACAAGGTATTGACATCGAAGCAGAAATCATGGCTGCTCTTGCTCAAGAGATCACAGCTGAAATCGACCAAGAAGTTCTTGCTTCTTTAAGCACTTTAGCTGGTGCAGCTACACAGACATACGATCAGAGCTCAGTATCTGGTGTTGCTACATTCGTTGGTGACGAACATGCCGCATTGGCAGTTCAAATCAACCGTGTTGCTAACTTGATTGCTCAACGTACACGTCGTGGCGCAGGTAACTGGGCTGTTATCAGTCCAATGGCATTGACAATTCTTCAAAGTGCTACAACTAGTGCGTTTGCTCGTACTACAGAAGGTACATTCGAAGCACCTACAAACACCAAGTTTGTTGGTACATTGAACAATGCTATGAAAGTGTATGTTAACACATACGCTACAGAAAGCGCAGGCTATGACAACGTTCTAATCGGCTACAAAGGTTCTAGCGAAGCAGATGCGGCAGCATTCTATTGCCCATATGTTCCGTTGATGAGCAGTGGTGTTGTATTAGAT